TTCTATCTACAAATCTTCAAGATTAATCTCTTCTTCAGATCTAGTTTTCACAATCGTATTACGATGAGATACCTTATCTTTCTTGGAAACTGCTAATCCCTCTCTGACTCTTCTCTCCCTATCAGTCTCATTTGGATTAACCTCTTCCTCCTCTTCCTCCTCTTCCTCTTCTGCATCTCTATCAAAGAGTGAATCCTCCTCCTCTGCTTTTTTTGCCTCTTTCTCAGCCTCAGACTCTTTACCTTGGCTAATAAGATTAGAAATTTTACTAACGGTCTCAATATTACCAAAGAGGTTTGAATTTACACCACTCTCTTTCAACTCACTGAATTGATAAGGGTGAAATTTCCCTAAGATATCACCGCGTGAACCACGCACACCATTCTCTAGTTCACTCTTAATTACCTCACAGTCTCTTAGACTCACGAGAACTATATCGCCTAACTCAAACCGCACTGATTTCTTAACAGACCTACAAATCTTGCAAACCCGCTGTTTATTATCCTGACAGTATACATGTGCATTTAAATCGCCCAGTATCCTGACTATTCTACCAACCATTTGATCAGGTTGCACCTCAATAAACTCAACATCCTCGATTTCACCAAGTTTACTTTTTTTCTTTCCACTCTTGTAACCTTTTCCTCCGCGAATATTTGGCATGTGAATTCTAAGTTATGAATATACTTCAATTTTAGACCATATTAACCACTAGTAATATATGTAAACAAAAAAGAGATATTAGTATTAATGATTCGCGAGTTTATATCATCATTTCTTATAAGCATATTACTTTTTGCTTTCTATCTTGAACTCCAACCATCTTTAACAAATATATGGTTTAGAGAAAATTCTGATGGAATTCAAGAAATACAATTAAAAAATTTAGTTGTATTTTCTCTAGCACCCTTTCACCATTTATTTTATTGGTATCCCAATTTCTGGGACATTAATTTTTTCATTTGGTGGCTTGTTTCCTTTCTTCTTCTTTGCGGATTCAATCGTCTTCGATCGCACAAACTGAATTCTGAGAATTCTGCCTCAAGTTCAGACAAGCAATTCTCTTCTTCAGGCGCCTTTGAGAACGAGTCATCACAGGAACCCAGTCTCCGTCCTTATAGAGAGTAAAGTCCTCAAGATCCCCTGGATAATACACCTGCTCAGGCATAGTGAATTGCTCAACAGGTGCTCGTTTCTCAGAGCAGCATTGCATCTTGCAATTAATACTCTTCCCCTTATACTTTCTGTTCTTTAAGGAAGCAGTGTTAATTTTATACAGTGCTCCAACAATTGGACTGCCATCCTGCCTGTAGATTTGGCATGCATTGAGTTGCTGAGCCCTAGCCTCATAGAGACTAGAGATCTCGTCCTTACTCATGATAGGAATCTCTTGTGGCTTTGAGTGATTCTTGTTACGGTAACTCATTTTAACGGGTGTATGAAAAAAACGATAATTGCGCATTTCAATTTTATCGCCACGAATTCCATGCTCACTTTACCTTTTGAATCACCTTAGTTTTCTTTAGAATCCTCTTAGTATTAGACTCAGTATATTCAATTTTTTTTCCAATTAGATTACCAAATTCCTCTAGAATTCTCTTATCCTCCTTCTTTGAAGAACAAGGTAAATTATGGCTGGAAAGTGTCGCACGAATATTTTTTCCCTTCTCATCATTTGGCACAGAAATAACAGGGTCGCCATGAATACATGGAATCCGTTCGTTTACCTCAGAACCAATGGGAGTGAGAGATTCAATCTTATAATGATTCAAAATACTTTGTGGTAATAATTGCTCAATAAACTCCGGCTTTCTATAATGCCATGTATTCTTATCAGGGCATTTCATAGTTGAATGCCCATAGACTTGACAGATACTACAGAAAAGGGCAGCCCTAACAGGGCACAATGATTGATCATGTTTATCGGCTTTATAAAGTGAAGAACAGTAATCACACATTGTTACGACTAATCGTTAACGCCACAAATCAATTTTATTTTTTGCAATATGCAAATAGATGGAATCTCAACTTATAGCTGGGAATCCAATTCTTGATGAACTATTTATTAGTTTGGCTTGCTGTGATACATTTCATGATTTTAAAGGGGGGGAACGTGGCAAGAAGGCAAAAAATGAAGAGGGTGATAGTCTAAATTTAACATTTGTTGGTATCAATTATGCAGAGTTTGCAAAGGAAACTATCAATCGTATGTATCCAACTTATAATGCAGTTGATACGATTAATAAAATTATATTTATGAAAAATAAATTCAAGGATGGTTCTTTTGAAAATGCAATGTATAGAGCATTTAGCACAATTGATAATGATTGTGTATCAAGTTTCAAAAGACAAGTTGAAATTAAAGCACACCTTCGTAGAATATTTGGCTTAGGAGAAAATGAAGCACCCACATTTCAACAAATAGATTCATCTTTTTTTACTCAAAAAAACGATTTTATTCAAACTAGTACACTGATTGATTTTGAATTGCCCCGTGTATTATATTCAGTAGGAACTGCTGGAAATATAATTGATTTTTTTAAAAAAGTGTATAAAGGTTCAATTCATCCTAGTGGCAAATTAAAATTTGTAGAAGATGCATCAGCATTTCCTAGAGATATTTTTATTACACAATCATCTGACAATTTTATTAAAATAGCAACAATGCAATCAAAATGGGATTCAGGTGGATATAGTGGATTCACACCAGAGGACCCTCCTAAAAAGGAAGATATAACTGCATTTTCTTTTTCTACATATTTCGAGGCTGATACAAATAATGCAAAATTTACAGAAACTGGTGTTGAGTTTCCTGGACCCGTGGGAAGAATGTCATTAAGTGAAAAATGCGGCCCATCTGTTAATCATTTAATTTTACATTTGATATCACAATCTACACATTTTAGTAACGAGTCGAATAAACAACTTTGTTTAAGAATCTTAGATAACCCTGACAAGAAAAAGAATTATAAATTTAAGTTACAGAATGCTAAAACTGAAGCCGAAAGAATTAAATTATGTAAACTATTTACAACATATAAAAGAACTGGTGATTATGAGAATATTCATTCAGCTATTAAAAATGGTGCAGTATTTTTTACTGGGGACGAACCTGCATTTACTTATGCAATGCTGAATAAATGTCCTTGTGTTCTCCACATAAGATTACCAGGGTATCATAGATTCAGATTTTATATTCCACCACCCGAAGGAGAAGTTGGAAAACTTAAAGAAGCACAAAAAGGTCTAGGGTTACTTGTATCTGATATAGTAGAACTTAAAAGTCTATTTGATATAACCAATACATTTTACAAGAATTTTACTAAAAACATTAGTGAAACACTTTCTAAACCTATAAGTTTGGTAAAAGGAGATGCAGCGGATCTAACAATGCTTGGTGAACTATTGCGTTACTTAATTCTTAAGAATTTAAATTTTCAGGCTAATCTTAAAACAAGTCTTTTACAATCTCTAGAAATAATAGAACTAATAGACAAGGAAATAAAGGATATTAATTTAAAAAATATTGATGACAAAGTGAAGATTATAGAAGTAAATGCAAGCAATACACTTGTTGGGGGGGGAGGTGGTGGTGCAAATGCTAATATGGCTGTTACGGTTCAAGGAACCATGCAAGAAATAGAAACAATGAAGAAACCACTTGAAGATATAAAAAAGGATGAGTTAATAAGTAAATTAGCAGAAATACGCCAGTATATTCCTAAAAAATTTCTTGTAACTGATAAAAAAATAATTTTTAATGATTCAACTATGTTTAAGAAAATTTATGAAAAAAATACTGCTTTTTTATCAAGTAAAGATGAAACTACAGAAAATTTTTATATATTTAATGCAGTTGCATTATTACCTCATTATAATGAAATTGTAGATTCTATACAAATAATTCAAAAGAATATAAAATTAATTAGAACATCTAAGAAAGAATTATATTGTAAGAAATTAATATTAACGCTACGTAATGCTATTGCTGATTATGTAGGTAACGCTGATGATAGTGTTGCTGCTTTATTTGCTGGAAATACTCTTGCAGAAGATTTAGAAAAAAAGATTTCTGATTTGGCTACTGCTGAGTATAAAACTTTTAAAACACTCTGGATTACAGCAGGGAGCGGCGGAGCCAATGAAAATGTAAATAAGAAAGGTGGGTCATTGATAGCGAAGAAATCAAGTCGCAAGCGAACACAAATTAAGAAGCAAAGCTCTAAAGTTCATTCATCTAAAAGTAAAATTACACTGAAAAAAAGGAAAGTTAACTATTACAAAATATATAAAAAAATATGTAAATTAAAAGTTAAAGATATTCCATATGGACTTACAATAAAAGAATACGCTTCATTATTTGTAGAACGCCTTATAATAACAGATGTTCTATATCGTGAAACTCCAGAATATAAAAATAGAATACAAGTATTATCAAAGGGTACTGTAGAAAGTATATTTAGTGATCCTATAGCTGCAGTGCATACTAATAAAGCAAGCATTGAACCAAACGAGATTCAACCATTACAAACGGGTGGTGATATGTCTACAATTGAAAAAGAATATTGGCAAGGTATATTTTGGGATTATATTGAACCATTTTTTAGAAAAAATATCATTGAGCCTGCTGCGGCTGCTGCTGCTCATGCTGCTGCTGCTGCTGCTGAGGCTGCTGCTGCTGAGGCTGCTGCTGCTGAGGCTGCTGCTGCTGAGGCTGCTGCTGCTCAGGCTGAGGCTGATGCTGATGCTGAGGCTGATGCTGATGATAAGATGGTAAATTCGAGAATTGAACAAAAAAAACAGAGGGCTGCAGAAGCTGCTCCAGAAGCTGAAGAAGTTGAAGAAGCCGAAGAAGCTAAAATAAAAAATAAAACAAGATATTATATTCAACGATCAATTATCGGAATGACATTTATAGACGATTATTTATGTATGTTAGAAGAAATTGCTGGAACAAGTCCTGACATAGCAGGTAGTATTCCAGGAAGACCTGATGCAAGGGAATTAATTGAAAAAGCAACTAATATAATTAATAATATATTTGATTACTATTCAAAAGTAAAATCTGGAACTCATTATATTTATATGGAAAAACGTGTTCAAAATACTCAATATACTTTAACTATTATCAAAAGTATATTTAATAATCCAAGAAGTTTTTCTAATGATATAAAACCCGGATTTTTTAATACAATTAAAAACATTTTAGAATATTTTGAGCACTTTATTAAACTAAAAGAAAAACCAGAAGATCCAGAATTTTTAGAAAAAGAAATTAATGAATCATTTTTAAAATATATGGAAAATGTATATCCTGATGGTCCTGGTGGTCCTGGTGGTGGTGCTGGTGGTGCTGCTGCCGCTCCTGATGAAGGAGGCTCATTCAAAATAAAACAAAAAAATAGAAGAAGAAAACACAATGGTTCACCTCGCAGAAAATCCCTGAAGTCTAGATAGAATGTCTACTACTGGAACCTCATTTAATCCCGGATTAATGACCGGCCTAACAAATTCCCAGGTCCTAATTTACTCAAATGCTGTTAATACATTCTTAAGAATTCAAGCATTTAATCAAGATATAAGAACTCGTAGACTTGCTGGTAATAGAACTCTTTCATACTATATTTTTAAAGAAGGTGAAGAAACCTCATACCGACAAGGTCAATTTATACTTATTCAAAATGATCCTATCAGTTTTCCTAATTTTCAGGATGTAGAGAAAATATAATAAAGATAATAGAATGGCAGCAGAAAATACACGATCATGTCAATGCACTACCCAGCAATTTGATCAAATTATTTATGATTCCATAGCATATCAGAATGCTGCGAATACAGTCTACCAGTCAAAAAGTGCTTTAGTTGCTAAATCTCAGGCTGGAACTCTGGGAAATCAGGCTACTGGTAATCCCACATTCAAATCTAACTATGAGCGTATGCAATATCTACTTGGGCAACAGAACCAGGCATCCTGTGGTGTCCGTGGGAAAACTTTCATCCTCGGAACCAACTAAATGTGTATCCATGAATACTTTCGGAGACAAACTATGTTTCTGCAAGCGTTCTTTTGTATGTTTCTGCCATTGAATCCACCAAACACCCCAGGCCTCAATGAAATTTTTGTCTATCCGAATAGTCCTGTCCATACAATCATATGTAAAAAATCTAATTCATTTTTTACATATAATATCCCCGGCATTACTTCCGCATTCTCCCTGTCATATTTGTTCTGAAATCCTCTAGCCACTGTGTCCTAGTATCAGGTGAAAACCATGTTGCTACCTTCTTCACTGTATCATATGTTCCCAATTTTATCATAGGTGCTTGTGTATGTGTCTGGGGCTGCAGCGACGCTTCATATTGAAATGCAAACATATCAGATCCCTTCAGAAAAACTGGAATTCCATCAATAATATCAATTCCACGATTTGGCATACTACTCTAAACTTTCACGGAACATTCATTTTTTATCGCCCTTGTTGCAAAATTGAAGTTCCGCCAATACTATTTTTCAGCATACTAAAATGTCTGCTAGTCTTCCCATAACTCGCATCCGTAAGTCATTTACCCCCTACCAACTTGCACACCTCGTTCAAGATTTTGATGAGGGGCGAATTAAGATACCTCCTCACCAGCGCGAATTTTGCTGGGATCTAGGAAGACAACGTAAGTTTATTCAGAGTATTCTCAAGGGATATCCAATCCCCTCTATTCTACTGAGTAAGGAAGCCCTCAGTGATCCTACTCATACATTGGAGGACGGGCGCCAGCGTATTACGACTGTATCACGTTTTCGCAAGGATCTATTTACAGTCGTCTTTGAGAAAAACGGCAAGGAGTATACTTATTCCCAACTTAGCACAGACGATAGGGCTCGTATTGACCATGAGATTATTGTTGCGTGGACATTCTGTAATGCGACACCCCTAGACCGCATTGAGATCTTTGACTGGCATCAGAATGGTGCACCCCTTTCCTCTGGTGAACGCTACCACTCTCAGTATGCATCACCCCTCGTAGATTTTGCAAAGAAACACCTGATGACGATTGGTTCTGGTTACCATGACCGTGCTGCAACAATCTGGGGTATTCGTGGAGATCCTGCAGAACCTCCAGAGGGTTATGTTTCTCTTGATATACGTCGTAGATGGCTAGTGAGTGCCGTTGCTCTCTGTCTTGGCCTCGCATATGGCCCCGTAAATGCAAATATGAATTATGAGAAAGGGCGAGAACTTATTGTCTTACCTATATCTCTAGCAATGGAGAATGCAATGAAACGTGATATTGAGCGTATTCTTGAGATTTATGAAGCCGTGCAAGCACGCGTTACTGCAAAGAAGCCAAAGAAGTGGTTTAATGCCCACTGGGATCTTGGTAACTTTAATGGATATATTCTCTATAGTCTCTCCATTGCCGCACGAAAGGCACATCTTGAGACTCAGAAGAATCTTCCTCTCGGGCAAAAGAAGATTGATTTTGAGAAGGGTGGTATTTATCAACCTGATTCACTCAAGGATAAGCCTGAAGAGTGGATGCGTCTTAAGGAGGGATGGGTCTCTTATATTGTCAGTGTTCGAAAGAAAATAAATGATACCCCATGCCAGACAATTAAAAATGAGTTACTAAAGGGAATTCACAAGGGCATTCCAGATTCCCGTATGTGGACTCTAGAACGCTGGGATGATGGCTACAGGCGTATCTTTCATCCAGAGTCATTTAGTACTCAACTGCCTAATCGTATTGAGGAGGCCCAGGAGGCCCAGGAGGCAGAAGAATCTGATAGTGATGATTTTGATTCCGATTTGGATGAGTAAGTTTTATAGAGTAGAATAGATGAATACCGCAGTAAATTACTCAGGTTATATTCCAATTAACTATATTCCAACAATTTTTTTTACAGGAAAAATAGCCATTTATATTTTTGCTCTTTTTATCTTAATATTTTGCTACGGTGCTGCAAAACTTTCTTATAACTATAACATGTCAATTAACAATGGATCTATGGTGTATTTATGGTGTATTCTATGTTTCTTTTTTTCCTCAATTTACTATCCTTATTATGCATTCTTCCTAAATCCTCTACTATTTAATTCAGTGGTTGGGATTCGTGTAGGTGGTGGTAGACAAAAAATGTAAAAATATTTTTATAAGAATTAACTAGAATGATAATAACTCTTCTTGCTGCAAGGCCGTATTTAGAAACATCTTATGAAAATTTTACGGACGCTAGGGAACAACAAAAGGCTGTAGTAAGTGCCTTTACTATTTTCTTTATAATAATATTTTCTTTAATCTCTGCCTACGGAGCCGCGCGTCTTTCATATTTTTATAACATGAATACTGGTAATTCTGGATGGGCATTATTCTGGTCTATCCTGGCATTTCTCTTTGCCGACATATATTATCCGATGTATTCATATTTTTTAAATCCTCTATCTGCTAAAACCCGTAATAATATTGTAGTTCCGGGTGTGTAAAGTGTTCTAGAAATCTTCAACCGTGCTGAAACTCATCTCGGCTTGAGTCTTTCCTACGCCCGCCTTGGCATAGTTTGCATTACGCTTCTCAAAGAAATTATCCTTGCCTTCCAGAGAAATACGCTCCATAAAATCAAAGGGATTTGCCACATTGAATATCTTGGGATAGCCAAGCTGCACTATTAGCCTGTCTGCCACAAACTCAATATACTGACTCATCAATACCGCATTCATTCCAATTAACTCACATGGTAATGCCTTTGTAATGAAATTCTTCTCAATCTTTACTGCCTCTTTAATAATCTTGTTGACCTTGGCCTTTGTAATCTTATGCTTAATCTTAGAATACAAGAGGCAGGCAAAATCCGTGTGCATTCCCTCATCTCTCGCAATAAATTCATTACTTGTCGTCAAGCCAGGCATGAGGCCACTCTTTTTCAGCCAGAAGATTGAGCAAAATGCGCCACTAAAGAATATTCCCTCCACCACTGCAAATGCTACTAGCCTCGTTGCAAAATCCGCCTCCTTCGCATTCAGCCACTGCTTTGCCCAATCAGCCTTCTTCTGAATTGCTGGAATTGTGCTTGCTGCCTCTAATAAATGCTGCTTCTCAGCCCTGTCATCTATATAAGTGTCAATGAGCAGAGAATACATCTCAGAATGAATAGCCTCCATGAAATTCTGGTTTGCATAGAAATATCTGGCCTCTGGCCATTGAACCTCATTCTGGAAGTTCATTGCTAAATTCTCCATCAATATTCCATCAGAAGCAGCAAAGAATCCAAGAACATGCTTGATAAAGTGTTTCGTATTCTCATCCAATTTATCCCAATCCTTAGCGTCCTTGGTTAAATCTACTTCCTCTACTGTCCAGAAAACTGCAACTGCCTTCTTCGCCATATCATACACATCATGGTGTTTAATGGGAAACAAAACAAACCTCCCCGAGTCCTCAATAAGAAGAGGTTCGTCCGTTTCTGTTATAGGAGTGCTTGGTAAATTTACTTCCGCCAAATTTAACGCAGGCGGATCTTGTTTGGGGATCTTTAGTTTTCGGCCCGGAGATCCAGTAACCTTAATGACGTCAACTGATTTCAGTGTTGGTGACTTATTAATTACTGATGCAATGTGCTCCTCCATTCTGGTTTTGGACAATATTTTTGATGGAAGAAAAGTTGCCATTTAGTATTAAAAATTTAGGCATTTTTTAAAAACAATTTTTATAGTATGATATAATAGATATGCCTAGGAATAAAAAGACTAATAGATTAAGAAGGAAAACAAGGAAACAATGTGGGGGGAATACAAAAATCACAGAGGGTGTAGATGGCTGTGTAATTATTGGGAAAAAAATTCCATGCAGTTCTAATTATGGAGAAAACTCCAGTTCAGAATTAAACCAAATAGATACAGCAAATATAGTTTCCAAAATAGTGCTTTCATCACAGGGTGTAAAAGAATTTGAGATTACTAAACTAGCAGGCAGACTTCTAGGAGAAGAACTTTCAGTCTATATAACAAAAGCATTAGGTAAACCATGTAAACCAGCAAGTGCAATCAATAAGAATGATAAAAAAAAAGAAAACTCTATTAAATTAAAAGAAGAAATTCAAGTTGCAAATGTAAAATACGGTTGTGTTCCATTACAGAAGAAAGGAAAGGAAGAAAAATGGAATGAAATTCCTGAAAATTTTACGGTAATGTATTTCACAAGATATGACACGACATTTAGTCAGTGGGTAATTAGATATAAAGAAAATAAGGAATACCTTGCCGTTTTACAAGAAATAGAAACAGCAATTCCAGTTTTCATTCGTGTGCTGCAGAGATTATATATAAATGATCAAAATATTAAATTAATCCATTTAGATCTTCATACTAAGAATATTTTCGTAAAATTAAATCCATTGGGATTCGGCCTCTCAGACTTTGGAAACGCCCTTGTCTGGAAAAAAGGTGAGAATGAGGTCTCAGAAATGAGTAAAGCGTTTGAAGATTATCTAGTTGGATATGTATCTAAAGTAGCATTTTTCCCCGGTTATAATCAAATACCTCTTGAGGCACGACTCTTGAGTTTTTGTTACCAACACCCAAAGAAATTATATGATGGGACTACAAAAGAACTTATTGATACATGGACGAATGACTCCACAATTCATATTGCAAACTCAAAAGATCCTGTAATTCATGGAAAGATCTTGATAAATAATCTTAGAGGATTGCCCTTATTTATGCAGATGAGTGAAAAAATCATTTCCATTTGTAAGAAATTAAGAGAATACGTAGAACAAGGTAATCAAGCTCAAGGTGAATTATTTAAAAAATTCGACGAGGAAGAAAAAATAGTTATTAGTTTTATATTAACACGCTATCTAGTTGTTTCATCCATAAATGCTATTACTGAAGAGATTATGAATGCTTATCAACAGCCAATTAAAGATAATCATCTAGTAAATTTTATTATCTCTGGAATTATATTACCATACAGGCAAACATTAAAAAATATGACACTATCTGAATGTTTAAAGGTGGCCCAAGTTTTTGATTTTAATGAATTATGGAAGGAAACTTCTAAACAGAATCCTCCTCGAGTAAATTAAGTAAATCTATTCTTGTTGTCCAGTATTTTCCTCTATATTCTTCAAGAATTCAGTGACCTTCGGGTGGACCTTAAATGCACCTGGAACCAAATCCCAAATATAAAGGCTCTCGAGTGATCTGACTCGCGAAAGAGCAACATATGCCTGCCCATATTCAAATGTCTTTTCCCCAATATCTATTAACGCACAATCCAGTGTGGTCCCCTGGGCCTTGTGGATTGTGATTGCATATGCGAGCCTCAATGGTATCTGCTGCCTCTGTAATCCCTCAATGTCTTCAGACTCCCATATGTGTGGCTCTATGACGAGAACTTCACCATTACAGAACTTCACCATTGGATGGCCAGATGGACCACTGCAGAATTTCTCAATTATTCCACGCGATCCATTTACTAAACCGAACTCACTATATTTATTTGTTAAAAGCATAACCTGCGCCCCCTTTCTCAAAACCAGTTCTGGAATATATGCACCATTTTTATCCATTTTTTCAATCACATAGTCTGTATTCTGTTGAGTTGTATGAGAAGTCAAGTAGGCCTGGGTTTTAATTGTCTTAGCCCTAAATACTACATCCTCTCCTTCACATTTATTTAATTGGCTAATATTTATCTCCTCTACATCGCATCGCTTTGTAAATAATAAAGTTGGCTTTATTTCTAACTTCTTCCACGCCCTTGTTTTTCTTGTTGCTAATATATCAAGGGATTCCTTACTTAATACACCAGACCTTGCCTCATCCAGAATTTTTAGAAACACTGGATCTGACTGTCTATGGACTACTTTTAAAACGACGGAATCAAGTATATTTTCTTTCCATGCCTTAGATTCAAATACGAAGAATGCTTCCCTTGAATCCTTATTCACAGGTGGTAATTGAAACATATCGCCAACTAAGATAAGTTGTAAGCCTCCAAATGGGCTCACTGATTTTCGAATACCTTTGCCAATAATATCGAGTTTATCCAGGAGTTCAGGTGTCATCATACTGACTTCATCAATGATCAATGTATCAGCAGATCTCCAGAATTTCTTTGCGTTAAATGACTTCTTTATTTTCAGCAAGAGAACTTCCGCTCGATCTTTACCCAAACCTAAGCCTGCCCAGGAATGAAGTGTCTTTGCGCCTTTTCCCAGGAGTAAAGCAGCACATCCTGTCATGGCAGTTAACCCTACATCTTTTTCAATGGAATTCAGTTCTTTCACAATATTCTGTATAACATAAGATTTCCCTGTGCCTCCTGCACCCGTGAGAAAGAATGATTTTCCAGATTTTGCTAACCTAACTGCTTTTTCTTGGTATTCATCCATATATAAGTGCATGCCTTCTAAAAATAATATAAAGCAATTTTTACTGTGAATACCCTGGTTTTTGGAGAAGAGATGGAGGAAAGAATTCGTGAATTAAATCACACTGAGATCCCTTCCAATTTCTTTCTTATACATGGCTTTTAGTATGTCTATATATTTTGAACGCAATTCTTCCACTTGAGAATCAGTCGGGTTTTTAACTTGTTCAACAAGAATTGGTTCTCCTATTACAGAATCTATGGTATCCCTCAAGGGATTTTTTAATATTCCTATGAATTTCATGAAGCATTTTAGCGTAGGAATTGGCAATGACGAATCAAATTGTCCCATGAAATCCTGTATCCAATCTGGCAACTGGATTGCTTTGCATAATTTACTTTCACCCCTTGATATGATAGGGACTAAAGGTGTTCCTGTCTCTAATGCTATCTTAAAAATACCAGTTCTTCTTAGAAGAATAGCAGTATCTTCATATAACATTTCCCTCATGCCTCCAGGAGTGAGAGAAACAGAATGTGTATTCAGTGTTCTTTTAATTGCATGATAATCACTGGGAATTAAATTCAATGTTTCAAACATTTCACTGAAAAAAGGCAAAAATAAGAGACTAGCAAATGTAACAGCCCTGGAATCTTTAATAAAACTAGGTGAATTGGTAAATTTGGAAATTGTATGAAAATAAAGACTTACTGGATACGCCGCATGAGGATGCCACATAAAAATATACTTACCATCTTCCAAATTGGTATTACCAGTCATTTTAAAAGATTCGTAAATATTAGTTTCGAGTGTTGAAAATTCACACGGGAAAAATAAACGAAATGATCTAGCCAGAATATTCAGTAATGGTGAAATTTTTATAATACCCAAATAAATAAAGAAAAAAAGTATTACAATAGAATATGTAGATATTGAAAAATAACTATATCCAGCACCTAATAAGACTCCTAGCCAGATGACAAGATATGAATAAGGAAATAAAAAATCAATCATTCTATACTATCTATTTTTATCGATAATATATTTAGAAGTAATAAACGTAATTGCAAAATCACCTACGAGGGCCAAACTGTTGCTTATACAGCTTGCTCTTCATCTTCTTTGGTTTTTGTTGTTGCGACTCATCAAAATGGTAGACGAATGGAACTGCTTGAATATTGGGCACTGCTTGAATATGAATATGATTAGGATAATGAATGAATTGATCCCAGTAGTTAATTTCGAGATAATCAACTCTTGTAGTTATCCTCGGATACTCGTATATAGCCTCAATTGGTAAAGAATAAAATGCTTCTTTCCCAAATTTAGAGTTCCATGCAAAGTATAGAGGTGTTGCACCATTGCGTGTGGGTTGATTGTAATCTAGAAGATTCTTAATGCAAAACCTTACTATCTTAGGGCAATTTTGGGAACACGCAGTAGTCAAAACCGATCCCCCATCTTTGTCTGTGATCTTCAGCACTTCCTGAATGATTTTAGGAAACCCAGCAAGTTTACTCAAAGCATTCAATTCATTGATACGCTGAATCCACTTTTCTTCTGACCAGTAGACTGAAATTCCATCTTTTTTAGGAACTATATTGTATTTTTCGTTTTCCTTAAGATGTGTCATATGCTCAGCGATAATCTGAAGACGCGTCTTGGATTTTGGCCCATAAGTCTCACGAATCAACTTGGGAAACCATATGCGCTCATCCGTCCATGTAGCCTTACAACTCGCAATTGCCGGACCAATATCTCTAACAAAACCATTTTGCGCCAATATATGCAAGACTTCTTGTAGCATATAGCCTGGTTTAAGTGTATATGTTTACACTAATAAAAATATTCAATTTTTACATTATGCAAAGAATCTTGGAAGCCTTCCCAATACTTGCCATACAGATACTTTCTCTGTAAATGTTAAATCCATTATTTCAGCCTCCTCTTGTTTTAATATAACAAGATGACCTCTTGATAACCGCTTTTCTTTCTTTGCAGATTCTAGCAAAGTTCTATGGACTTGCCACAATGAGCACTTCCGTGAAACCATATGCTTCTTTGCCCACTTATATGCACGCTCGTGCAGAGAATATTCCTCTGTCCATAAATCCAGATCTGGGTGATCAACTAAACTAGATAGATTTAGTGCACCCGCGTAAATTTTCTTAGATTCATGTGTCAATTTCTCAATTAACAAATGAATACCAGACATTGTTTCAATTAAGTTACTCTCTGATTCGGTATCAGACATTTATATATACTAATTAAATGAAAGAAGCAATTTTTAGAGTAGAGTTCAGAAGATTTAGGACCGAAAGTTACTTGCCCAGTGGCTCATTTGCCCAGTGGCTCATTTGCCCAGTGGCTCATTCCATCTATGTGCCCATTTACTTATCGGGTGATGTAAGTCAGTCCTCAACCACCAAATGGGTTTCTTTGAATCCAGTGGTTCAATAGCAAAAATCCAATGAGGTGGTATTAGAAGAACAGTAGATGGTCTCAGTATAATTTCTATATTCTTAACCTGACTCCATAGGGGGTGATGGGCAACTGTGGCCTCGGACCAGGGAAGACCTCTCCATCCTGCAGGCATCTTAGACTTTTGAGCATTATGAAGTAAAATACACCTCGCCTCACCTTCTGTGCAAGTGACTGCAGTTGCCCAACCATATGTCTGTCTGAGCCCATCTGGGCCAATATGACACTCAGTCCGCGTGGAAAACAACCACGGACTAGCATCAAACCATTTTATCAAACTCTCAGATTCAATCTGACTTATTCCCAGTATTTCAGACCATGTTAATTGCAGAGAACTCGGAATAGATATGTGAGACTCAGGTGAATTTTCATATTTCCCCCAGATTGGCTGTGCATTCCAGAATCGAGTGCGTTTCAGACCGATTGACGACCATATATTTATAGATCTTACGTCAGAAATAACAATCGGATGCTTTTCCTCCCAAATATTCTGAAGATTATTTGAAATCTGTGACTCCTTAATCTGAGAAATACTATATCCACTAGTTATCTGAGAATAATTCGAAACTATTATACAAAAAATTATTAAAAGGATAACAATCCATTCAATCATCTTCTTAACGATACCTTGTATATTACGTCAATATTATATGACGCATTTAACACCCCCAAGCCCTACAACCATTAGGTTCCAATTTCTTCTCTGTGGGCTTAGTTAAATTGCCAGCACAACGCCTTGGATCTTTCCAAATATTTTGCCGGGGAGGTTCTGTTGGACCCATGTAACGATCTTGCTTTGTAGCATTATTGAAAAGCCTAGTTGACCTTGACCAGTTGACTTCATCGGCCTCTGTCCTGCAATTATATGTTCCAGCCCTGAGTAACGCCTGCGGCATAGATATTTCTTCTACAAATCGAGAGGGTGGCTTATCAGAAGTAGGAACCAGTAATCTATCATTATACATATTTCCATCTTGTGGTGGAGTATATTGTTTAATATCACATACACCAAGGGGCCTATCTAATCGCCTCAATTCACTTTCCTTATCTACCGCCCTCAAATATCTATCGGGAGGGTATACCTCACCCCCCTGTGGAAAAACCATATCATCAGAAATTACAGGGGCATTTTGACCTGCTGCGCTAGTTCTATATTCAAGACAAACCTTCGTATATGGGCGAAAATCAACAGGTAAAGCAATGAGGGAGGTGGGAACCGTCCTAGAATAAATTTTGGTTGGGTCCCAGTGTGTCTTTAGACAGACCGGTGGAAAAAATGGCTTCGTTGCAGATTCTTGTATTGGGTATGTTTCTGTTACACTTCCTTTTATAAAAGGCGCCCCTAATGAATTCACTGGATTAACACTAGAAGACATATCTGAATTACTTTAGATTTTACTGGACCAAAAAATCAGCTAATGTTCACCGCTTCCACAATTTGAACTGAACCAGACCATTCACAATCACTATTGTTTAATAATACACCTGCTGAATTATACCATGAAAATGTTAATTTATCTATTTTTCCAATGGGAGGATTAAATGTCACAGGACCATGGACAAATGTGGTAGCGAAAGATCCAAATGTATTCAACATTAATTTTGAATTATATACACCAGATTGAGCAGTTGAATCTCTTGTTCTAGAAAAATCCTCTGGTTTACTAATATCCATGCGATTCATATTGAATTCTTGATTCATTTGTAAATATATATAGTCATCGAGAATCTTAAAGAATGATGTGCCTATATGGACAGTCTTGAATTCGGTATCCTGTAATGCAAATCCTAGATTATAACCTAGGCCATATTGTTCACTTGTTGCATTTGTTAAAGATACACATGATGAGAATGGTATACTGAATTCCAGAGGATCTGTAATTCTATTTCGCGCTGTAACATAAGAGGGCAAGATATTAATTAAATCTGTTGAAATAAATGAATCCAGATCTGAATTTACTAGACTATTTACTGTGCTGATAGTTATATTCGTAGTTAAATTCAGAATATTTAACATATTGAATTTATGTAAAAAATCTCCAAACCCACTTGTTGAAATATTAGATCCAACAAATCCTGTAATACCAGCTGAGCCATAGGTCTTAGTTGTGCTAAAAAGAGAATCAAAAAATTGTATAAATCTCTTATAATCTGGATTTACATTTATATTTGACTGCGACTGTAATAATTGTTGTTCATTTGATAAATCAAGTAGACTTATATAACCAAAATCATATCTCTGTGGTAAATAAAATCTAACCAGACTTTGAAATTGTTCTGTAGGTGAGTAACCACGAATTGCTAAATAATAAAAGGAATCTGGATTATTAGAAGAATCAGATGCTTCTAACTTTATTTTATCAATGTATGAATTGAAATTATAACCAGAAAATGTATCTCTAGCATAAAAATTAACAGATTTTTCCATTGCAAACTTACCATTTATATCATTAACCAATGATGAGAAATTTTTATAAAAAAACATATTTGTATGCTGATAAGAAGGATATTCTTCAATGCCTGTAACCTCTTTAATGGGATTTATTGCAGTTCCAGTTTTAACTAGTGTAATTTTATGTGTCGGATAAAATACCTGGTTTGCAAATGAGGTCACTATAGATAAATCATAAGGTGATGTGAGCCTTGCACCATAAAACGATGTATTAGTATTAGATGAAGAAAAATGCCATATGTTATTGAATTTTGAAATAAAAAAATCATAGTTGAGGCTAATATTAGAATTATAGTTTGTCAAAAGGAACTTTGGGCTCGTGTAATTCAATGTACTAAGCTGGAAAGGTTGTGGATTCATTATATTCGTAGACACATTTTCATATAACACATTTGATCCATCATTTTTAACAAGATACAAGTTTTGATTTAAATCAAGAAACGCTTTACCAACTGATATACTCTGAAGTGGAGAACTAGAATCGAAGTTATTAAAGAAGTTATAAATATCAGGAACTTCTTCATTTTCAGAAGAATATGATAATGACGGTGTAAACGTTATTTTCTCAAAAATAAATGAAGTTACCATGCGTAATACTGTAGAATTATTCTCTGAAACTAGGGTTCCTACAAGTCCAAAATCCCTAAAAGCATCTCTTGAAATATTTACCTGATTCATGTAAATCATTGTAGAAGTGAAAGCTAGAGGCCTTAAATTTACACTCAATATATCTGAAGGTTTATGATTCTGAAAAGAGTAAAACTGAATTGCATTTCCTTCAAAATCATTAAGAACTTGTGTTGGTATATCATATATTTTTGAATCTATTTTATAGGGAATACTATATACTGAATAATTAAATAGAGACAATCTCCCCATAATAGCATTCTTAAAAGTATAAGGTTGCACTATTACATTAGAATTAAGTACAATTGTTGAAACTGAATTTATATTTAAAAAATTAGTCAAATTACGCACATAATATCCTTCAGAAAATTGTGTTATAGTCAACCAATTTAATGAATCACCCACCTCTGGTTTATAAGCCATTATATCCTTGAATTCATATCCACCACTTATGAGAGATTGTTCCATAACAAGTCCATATACTGCCCGAACTGGATTTGCATTTTCAAGAATGGTAGAAAGTGTGGGTGTAGGTTTATGACCCATTGCAACATCAAAGCCAATATAACTGACATTTGTAAAAAATGGGTTGGCCCAGTATCCAAACCCTGGAAGTCCTCCAAGGATACGATCCAGAGTTGGATTATATGGATTCACATGCGGATACATGAGGTTATTTGTAGATCTCAGATAATCAAGTATACAATAAATTTCAGTATATTCTCTGTAATATTCTGCAGTATATAATGTTGTAATAAAATGATCAGACTGAAAAATATTAAATATACTTTGCATTGAAGAAATGATAGATCCTAGTAACCCTGTATCACCCAAAAAATATGATGAAATATTAGTAAACACTTCATTCAATTGAAAAAGTATATCAGAGGGCATATTATTATATTTAACTTGTGCTGATATTAAAGTAAAAGACCTAGTCAATTCTTTGCCAATGAGTGATAAATATGTTCTATACCAGACCCAATTTTTATTAGAATATTGTGTTAGTTGAATAGAATCTACAAATGTAGAAAATGATAAAGAACGTTCATCTGTCAAATTTTCTATCTGGGCATTAAATACGGTTAATTTAGAACCATCGATAAAGTTAGGTGTAACTGGATTAGATGAAGAATCTGTAGGAATTATTGTTTCATCTTCATAATATGTTATCGCAATTAACCCGTCTGTACCTTTACCCGAATTAATTCCATTCTGCCCACCTTGTCCATAATTTACAGGTGGATTTAGTATAACTTTAGAATCAACAAGCTCATCTTGATAATCTATTGCTACAGTAGGGGATTTATAATTAGTAATAGTAGATAATATATTTGGCCTTGCAGTTCCATAAATAATATTATTGAAAATTATATTACCTGAATTATCTGTATTATCCAAATATGTATAACCACTTCCACCACCACCTGCAGCTCCAGCAACACCACCTCCACCACCATAATATCCTCCGCCTCCACCCCCACCTCCAATTACAGAGGCCCCACCTGCTAAATATTCACCATTATTTGCTAAAAATCCACCAATCCCACCTCCTAAAATAGAATCACCGCCGCCACCACCGTTTTTATTTCCAGAGGAATCTGTAGATAAAGAATTAATGGATTGTCTCATATAAAAATAATTATCACCAGAATAACCAAAAGGACTCTCTTCTATAGGTCGTCTATTGAAAAATTGTATTGCATTTATAACTGGATTACCCAGAATTATTAATTCAATATATATTTGGTTATAATTCACTAGGGGTATTATATTAATATCACAAATAGAAAATGTCTTAAATTGATTAAAAATAATTGGGGTGACAATACTTGAAAATAAAGATATCGATTTTGTCCTATCAGTAAACACTGATATACCGGTTATAATATCATTTATATTGCGTGGAAAGGCGCCATTGAAAATTCTTATAAAATTAATACGATCAATATTTGATTGAAAAGTAAAGTCAAATCTTAAAATACCTGGTGAACCTGATGTTATCCATTGAGTATTCAAGTCAGAATCAATAATATTATTAATTCCTGTATTTATGGTTGAACCAATTCTTGTAATAGATACTGGAATCTTCTGAAACATTTCGATATTTGGATCAAATGCACCATTGAAACCACTTAATTGAATACTTCCAGGAGTTCTTTTAATGCAATTTATGTGAAGCGTAGAAATATTTTCTATAGTAGTTAATAATTGTATCTTATAAGCCCCAGACGATTCTGGTAAAATATTATAATTAGTATAAATAACTGAAGAATTGGTTGCATCTAATTTAACGACGATTCCTGTTAACTCACCTGATTGTATATTAGGGGTATATAATTCAATGCAATTTAATTCATCTACAATGCCAGGAAATGTAAAAATAAAGGGGTAATTAATAACATCAACTGTCTGTTGCTCAGATGGATAAAATGTAGTCAATTGATTGTTATCTAATAGGGCATTCAGTGCACTATTTGGATTTCCAGGAATATCTAGAGGATTTCCATTGTTATCTAGTGTAATTGGCAAAACTGTATCATAGACGCGAAATTCAAGGACATTAAGTTCATTAGTTAGATTTGTTGATTTTTGTATTTCGAGATATACAGTAGACATATTTGGTATAATCGTTATTGGCCCATATGAAGAATTTCGATTTAAATAATTTCCAGAAGAATCCAATATAGGATTATAACCACCTGTCATTATAAATGACCAATTTATTCCATCATCACTATAAACAATCGATCCCTGATTTGCAGCCCTATAAATATTTCCACTAGGGTCTCTGGTTTTAGGAATTCCTAAACAAATAAATTTATTACCTATAAATTGAACACTGTTTCTTTGGGTATCAAAACCACTTGATAAATTACTGTTATTCCAAATAACCCCATCAATACTATATTTTATAAAGGAAGAATTATCTCTAGTAATTCCACAAGCCACAAATTTTCCTGCTCCATATGCTATACTTAATCCTGTAAAGTTCTTTAGAGATGAATTACCAGTTGCATCAAACCAGCTTATTCCATCTGCGCTATAAATAATGCCAGATTCCAGAAAACCTAAATTACCAGATGGATCCGAATTTTTTACAATAATATACTTTTCTGCAGCATATGTTATATCATTTAATTGATGATCGTTTGTAAAAAAACCATTAATCTCTTCCCATAAAATACCATTCGAACTTTTCTTAATAATATTTCCATTAATAACCCAAAAATAATTATCAGCTAAATACTGTATTTTAATCGGCCCTGGATTAAATGTTTGTCCAATATTTCTCCATATTCTACCATCTGAAGATAATATTTGATTACCATTTTCTGTAATTGCAAGAATAATAGAATCATTATAGGCTAATGTTTTAATAATGCCATTTTCGGTGAAAAAATAATTTATTATTGAAACAGGTGTCCAGTTTATTCCATCAATACTAGAAATAATACCATTCCCACATGCATACCATTTACTGTATTTAGGAATATAAACAATGTCATATATAAATGATAAAGAAATATTAGGTATTGAAATCCAATTTATAGTATCAAGACTATATTGAATACCATTTCCAACGACCATCCATGCATCTAATCTACTACTTAAGTTAGAGAGTTGTGACGATGGAAAAATATCAAATATATATTGTGAAAACTGACCATTATATTCAAGATCAAAATCAATTAGTCTTATTGAAGTATTTGAATAGAGAATCTGCTTTTTATTTATATCATTATATAAAATAAATCCTGTTGGCAAATTTAAGAAATTATTTTCACTAGGTCCAAAATATCGTATTTTAGAAATAATAGATAATGCAGTAGGAAATATCAAAGATATACCATATGTATTCACTGTGGGATACAGATTAGAAGGATTTAATACTGCAGGAATTCTAGGAATCCATTGGGTTGTAGTATTTCTATCTATTAAATTATTTACATTTCCACTTAGATCAGTATCGTTATAGACATTAATTACATTGAGTATATCTATTTTTTCATAAAAAAACCCATTAAACTCTACTTCAGAAAATAGAAATCTAGTTATTGTTAATGGTTCACTTACTTTTCCAGCCCCTCCTGGCCCACCTAGATTTAACCCTGTGCCACCCGCACCACCTCCTCCAGCAATCAATAATGGTTCTGCAACAAATAAATTTGGATCAGAAAAAATACCTGAAAGCCCCCCACCCTGTGATGAATTCACAGTGGTTCCACCACCGCCATAATTTAACTGGGGTTGAACTGGAATAGGGGAACCCTGTTTTTCTCCACCCCTTCCTATTACTAAATATATTGTAGAAAACCCCTTATTTAAAATAGCATTCGCATTAATATCAGCCTTTAAAAAAGCTCCTGCGCCTCCAGAACTTCCATTATTTGTCATACCAGCACTCCCTCCTCCACCCCACATATATATTTTCAGATTTTTCATAGATGATCGAATTTCAAATGACCTAGTTGTGACATTATCGTCGTTATTCTGCATCTCGAATTCATATAACTCACTTGATATCCTTATACCACTTACATTATAATTTTGAAGGGCTGGCGCTGGATTCAAGGTATAATATATTGAAGATAAATATTGACTATTTGAACTAATAATGGTGCTTAATGAACTTGCATAAGATCCTGTAGTATAACTCATACTTGTATTGGAACACACATTTGAAGTAGAATTTACTATATAAAGCGTATCTGAGAATTCGGAGAAAAATGTGGTTAAACCTAACGTTTCAGGAAATGATGTGGAAAATTCATAGGGTGCACCTGTTTCGTTTATCAGTAAATTATTTTCTTTAAAACCAATTGATGGCGTTGTTATAGGTATAGATTGCTCATATTGGGATTGAAATGGAGTCACAGATGTTCCTAGGCCATTTCCATAAAATGATGTATTACCAGAAGAATCTGGTAATATATAACCTGGCTGTGTTGTTGCACCTGAGGGTCCCTTACTAGTCTGACCATTTATAAAAGAAGTTGAAAAAAAAGGCTGCTGTTGTCTTGGATACGGGACAACACTTCCTAATAGTTGAACATATGTTATTATAACACCCTCACTATTAAATGGAACCATATAATACATAGAATCATAGTTTAATAGTTCATTAAAATCAGGTGTATATCCAGAAATTACATTATTAGTAAAAGAGGTATCTTTTACATACTCATACCATGTGCCATATGAAAATCCTGACAAAGTAGTCTCTGGGCCATAGGTGAATGTTTTATTATATTGCAACACAGTTAAAGCAGAAGTCAAGGTTAAATCTCTGCTTGTTAGAGATAAGCCATTAAAAACACCTATAAACTTAATTTGAAGATTAGGATCATTTTCATTAGTGTTTCCACTCAGTGGATATATACCAGATTTAAAAGAAAAATTTTCTATACTGAAAATACCATCACCTGGTAAAAATCCAATAGAATTAATTCCCCTGCCAAATTTAATATTACCAGAATATGTATCTGTTGGAAAGGAAGGCAATATATCATTCAAGCGTAAGGGCCCTGTTGAGAAGCCCACATTTTCTGAAATTAATAAAAAATCATCAAGTTGTAATGGTATATAATAATTTTCATACCAGTGAACTATTTTTACCTCTGATTTTTGAATTGTTGAAAAGGAGTAAGCATTGTTAGTCAATGGATTTAATACTAAATTTAAACTATTTTCTCCAAAATATGTTTGTTTTAGACTGTTATATGGAGATACTGCATAGAATAAAAAATTATTTACTGGATCTACTCTAGTATTCGAATTTGCAAGGATACCTGAAGAATCATAAGCAATGTAGTCAGTTAAGTCAGATGAAACCCCATTAGCATCATATCCAAACGGAATACCAGAAAGTGTAAGAAAAGTATTAAACACTGGATCATTTGGATCTTTTTCCATTAATGTCGATAATACAGGAAGCCTTTGAAAATCTTTATTATAATTTATGACATATGAATATGTAGATAGATTAGTTGGGGTAAATGGATTTGCATATGGATCTAGTCTGCTTAATGAATTTGAATCATTATGTATGGTTACATATGAAGTTGAACTAAAATAGATTGCAAGTTTAAATAATTGTGTTGTAATGTTTAGATTATCACTTCTAAAAATAATGTAATATTTATTACCACTAAATGTGCTCAATTGCATTGTTACATCAGACTCACCCGTTAATGATTTCTTAGAACCAATGTAGTGAAGTGGGTTTTCTGAACGCTGTTTTCCAAGATCCGCCATAAACGCACCTCGATCATGATACAAAAACGTAGTTATATTATCTTTTATAACAGTGCTAATATTTTGATTTAATGAATCAACTGGAATAAATGATAAATATGTATTGTATAAGAAAGTATCAGTGGATCCAGGTGAATGAGAAGGAGAAGGAGCATTATATTCAAAGTAATAATAATTACTTAATGAATTCATGGTAAATGTAGGGGTATAAGAAAGAGCATCGATTAATGATATACCAAATTCAGGATTATATGGTCTAGATACATAATTCTGAATATCCATTTGCTGATTTGAAGAATTGTAGATGAATGAATACGAAAGATCAAAATAATTCTGTGGAACATTTATGTTTGATGGTCCTAAAACACCTTTAAAAAAACCAGCCTTATTGTAATCAGTATATCTATAATAATATGGAATTGGCAATGTTTCTACTTGAAGTGTTTGTCTAATTGGTGACTTAAATTTAATAATCGTATACTGCGAAGCTGATATATCGACAACTATATCAAGATAATCAGTTACTTTATTCGCATTTAAAAATGACGTTACTGAATTAATTGAACTAGTGCCAAAATTAAAATTTCCACTTTTAACATTAAAAGGTATCATTGATCTAGGTGGGTTAATATTAGATAACGAGGTAGTAATATATCCATTTGCGGAATTTATTCTTGGCCAAAGAACGGGTGAATCTGTGTAGGTGATCTGCGAAGATTCAATTGGTTGTATACCAGATGTTAAATAAGTAATATCATAATTAGTTCTTATACTTGATGCATTTATTCCATTCTGAAAATATATACTATTTGTTAAAGTATTAAAAAACCGAGATGAATATGTTCCATAAGGAATTCCAACATATATAGCAAGAGTAGTTTGTAAAAAATTAAACATATCTGTATAGATAACTGTATTTCTACTATTTTGAGCCTGAATATTAGAATATTCTGCTGATGTAAGGCCTACTTTATTATAAGCGGATGCATTAATCGAAGCAATCTTATTATTTAATAGATTTACAAGTGATGTGTTTAGTGTTAATGTTGTAAAATTAACACGTAGTGAGTGAGGATCATAAGAAAGTTGATATCTATTTACTAGACTATATCTAAAAGTATGATTTATTCGATATGTATCAAGTAGTGATATATTGTGTTCTATTAAGTGTGAAGCATAAGGGTCATTTATTCCAGTCATATTAAAAATTACATAGGATTCAATAGGTAAATTACCTGGCACCGAAAAATTTGGAGGCGGTGTTAAATTCAGTTTTGGCCTAACAGTTTTGTCATCAAGATCTAGTAATACTTCATAGAGAACTGGATAATAGTATGCAACTTCCATTTGATTAATTGAATAACTCGTTAGATTCGCATACCTAGAACCCCAATAATATGAAATAATTGTGGCCATTGTTGGATTTGTTATGAACTTGGAATTCAGAGAATCATAATATGTATCACCTGGTTGATTAAAATTTATACTGTAATCTCCATTTGCTGAAAAAATATTAATAAAATCTAAGAAACCATTTGGGAAATCATGAAATAGCGGTGTGTAATTGAGTTGCAATTGTATTTCACTTAATAAATCAGTAATAGAATATGTTCCCTCACGTATACTTATTTCTTTAGTAATAGGCTTATTATTCACTGATGTAATTGATTCTCGCCCTCGTTCAATAATTGATAATGTAATATTGCTCTTTGCAACACTAAAATAATAAAAACTACACAAGAGTTTAACTTGAGTGAGCTGTATTGTTTTGACATTTTTATAGACCCTCGGTAATCTTACACTAAACGTTGTTGGCTGTGGAAATGCAACTTTATCTCTGTTCACACTATCAATAAGAAATAATGTAGTTATGTCTGCCGTTTTCGGTAATTCTTCTTTTTTTGTAAATGTGCTAGGAAACTCATAAGTGCCCTTTTGAGAATCTTCAAATCCCTCAGCGCCTTGACCACCTTGACCGTCTTGACCACCCCGAGCACCCTTAACGCCACTACGCATTCCCTTAGACGTAAACTCTAGGTTTTTAGCGAATCCTATAAAATCTGGCCCATATTCATCGTCATCTGAACTAGAATATGATGAATCACTTGAAGAATCTGAATTTTTTGAACGACCTCTGTCCATGTCTATGATATCCTTGTATTTGACTATAGTCAAAGATTCCGGGTTTAGACGGTGATATTTTTTAAAGTATCAATAATAAGATATGGCTACAAATGCAAGTCCATTTATAGTAAATATTGTGCCCTTGCAAGGCATTGCCACTGGAATAACAACAACTTCAGATACAGCACAACAACTCACCATACTACAGACCGATGTAACCAATATTCAATCAATGGTTAATTATGAAACTAGAACAATATCAGCAGATTTTATTACAAGTTTCACACAAGGAAATACAATACAAATTACAGAAAATATTAATCTCAGTTCAGTTTCATTATTTTCAGAAGGTTCAGAGATATCATTGAATTCTGGAACTTTTTCAACAATTCAATTCGCAAAATCATCGTTTATTTCCGGAAATCTTAGCACCATGACATTTGTAACTGCCGGAAATGAAAATATCAAGATAAATTACACCGATCCTTCCAATAATACAGGTGCCACCGTGAATATTGCCGGAAATTTAAAAGTATCTCAGGATGCATATGTCAGAACTCTTTACCAAACCTCCGATAGAAACCAGAAATCAAATATTCTACCATTTTCAACGTGTTTAGATGATATTCTTAAGATACAACCATGCTCATTCACATGGAATCATACAGGTGAACAAGATATTGGATTTATCGCACAAGATATCAATGAATCATGGCCCTCTCTAACGAAAGAAGGCGAAAGCATCGCTTACTCTCGTTTTATTCCTCTTCTCCTTGAAGGCATCAGGGAACTTCATGAACGCGTAAGAAAATTAGAAGGCCTAAGAAATAATTGATAAGGAAATTAAAGCAAATCATGGATAAATGTGAAGAGGGTCCATCGCATACTTGTAGAAAAATAAAGACAGAATTACATAACTTAGTATCAAGAAAAATCATTTTACTTGCAACTGGCACAATAGAGCATGATACTCTTTTTGTCAATGGACTATTTCAGAATGTCATTATTTTATATAAGTTACTGGATGCAATTGGTTATGCACCAATCCTCGTGGTAAATCAGAAACCAACTGATATCCAGACTGTCCCAGCAGTTTTAAAGAAAATGAGAATGATTTCTGCGGAAGATGTTATACAAAATTCCATACCAATCTTCATGCATCTTGAAATTGCAATGAGTATTGATAAGGATTTTCGTAAATTATTACGCAACTTTGGAACAAAAATTGTTAAATTATATCTTGGTAATATTTTGAATATAGATATTGAAACACCCATTTTCTTCCCAGGGTTGCATTTTGCCCATCATATTATTGGAGAATTAGATGAAATTTGGGTATCTCCACATTATAAACAGCATAACGAATACGCCGGTCTAATTAACAAATGTAAGCCTGCGAAGATAGCACCCTATGTATGGGATCCATGTATTCTAACACTCAATAATTCCCGTTCATTTCAATGGAAGCCAACGCCCCCAGGTCAACCTCAGATAATAGTAATCGTTGAACCGAATATTTGTTTTCAAAAATGCTGTCTAATACCACTGCTTATCGTAGATCATTTATATAGAAAGGGGAAACGGGATTTTAAAGTAATTCTCTTTAATTCTGAGAGAATTAAGGCAATCCCCTTTTTCTCTAAAACAATCTTAAATAATCTTGATATTTTCAAGGATGGGAAAATTAGCCTTACAGCAAGGAATACCATAACATCAATTATGAATGATTATCCATCCGCAATAGCAATAGGACATCAATTGAATAATCAGTATAATTATATGACTCTTGAATATCTACACTCAGGTTTTCCAGTTATACATAATTCTCCTGATTGGTCAGATGCCGGCTATTATTACCAGGGTTCAAGTGTTGAAAAGGGAGCCGAAGCCCTAGAGAAGGCTATTAAATTTCATGAACATACCTTAGAAATATACGCATCTGGAGCAGCAGCATTACACTGGAGGCATAGTATATATAATCCAGAGGTTCAAGCTGCATGGAAAAGATTACTAGAAGAGACCTAAATAAGGAGTTAATTAGATAACTAAATGAGAATTGGAATAACAGTGGATATCCGACACTCTATGTTCAGTGCGGGACATCCAAATTCCTGTATAGCAATCGCAGAAGCATTGAAATACGGTGGCCATGAAGTCCATTTTATTAAACGTGATCAGGATAATTCGTGGTGGGATGACGTGAAGTCATTAGAAAAGGAGTTAGATATATCTATATGCAAAGATATAGAACAAATATCAACAATGGATTTAATAATAGAAGTAGCATTTTTCCTTACACCTGCAGAAAGAACCAAAGTTAAACGGACAGTCTGGTATTGTAGACAGGCTGCGCTATTTACCGATTTAGAATTAACTGTATTTGATACAAGAGTAGAAGAACGCAATTTAGAGGGACTCAGTGAAATCTGGGTAGCCGATATTTTTAATGGGCCCGATGATTTCTCATATCTTAGAAATCTATATAAGAAAATTCCTGTTAAATCAGTTCCATGGCTATGGACACCTAGAATCGTAGAAACACATAGTAATGAAGTAGGACTTAGAGCATGGACCGAGGTAAATAGCCAAGTCCAGGGTAACAAGTGGTCATTGCATATAAGCGAGACAAATTTCTGTAATAGTTCATCATGCACAATACCAATTGTAGCACTGCAAGATAAGGCAGTCAGAGAAAAGATTGAGAAAATTCATGTGCATAATGCCGAGCATCTTTTAAAATCTGAATTTTTCAAGAAAAATATTCTAGAAAATTGTAATATTGAGGGATTAAATATAGTCGGACGGCAAAGAGTAATCGACTGGTCAAATGAGCCACTATCAATAATTCTGGGACATTCTAGATTTATTCCTCTAAAAATGGCAAATTTAGAAGCTGCATGGATAGGCATCCCAGTTGTTCACAATAATACAATTCTACGAGACCTTGGCTGTGGTCTGGAGAAAACATACTATGAGCATAATAAAGTGCAATCTGCTATAGAGAAACTCCTTTTTGTCTTTTCATCAAGAGAATCCATCCCCTATTTGAATAATATTGATTCATTGACCCAATTAAGAAAAAAAATTATTTCCAGATTTTCTCCAGAGGCAAAGTCAAAAGAATGGCTGGCAATGCTAGATTCCACGGTATCAAGTTCTGAAGAAAAGGCAAATAATAACAACAAGGGCACATATAATATGCTTTTTACAGATATGTGGGATCAATTCAATCCAGCATATAACATGTTTATTCTCGCATTCAGAAATTGTATGCAGGGCGTAGAAGTATGTGGTTATTCTATGGAAACCTTGAGCCCTGAAATAAAATGCGATATACATATTTTTGGACCCTTTGGCCAAGACTGGAGAAAAATAGTTGGCCCAAAGATTCATTATACAGGTGAGAATACGGAACCTATTTTAGAAAAATCAGTAAAACTCAATATGGGTTTTAAACGCATCGATTCACCTTCGTATTTTCGCCTACCCCTCTGGATGTTAGAAATAGACTGGTTTCAAGCAAATAAAGAGGAAATTAGGAATCCCATACCTATACCTCTAGAATCCTGTATTAAGACAGATATAACTGAGCGCAAGGAATTCTGTGCTTTTATAGTATCAAATCCCAAGAATGAAATACGGAATTCAGCATTCCATGAACTGAGTAAATACAAGGGAGTAAGTAGCGCTGGTAGATTATTTAATAATATGGGCAATAAAATATTCGCTGGCTTAGGAGGCGGTGGTGGAGAATTAATAAAACATGAATTTCTCAAGGACTACAAGTTTTGCTTATGCTACGAAAATGAATCATCAGAAGGTTATATTACTGAGAAACTTCTTCATGCAAAGGCCGCAGGATGCATCCCTATTTACTGGGGCGCACCTGATGTTTCCAAGGACTTTGATGAAAGAGGCTTTATTAATATTACTGGCTGCCCAGAAACTCTTGTGGAAAGAGTAAAGGAGATTGATGAATCTAAAGAACTTTATAAAAATATGGCCTCTATTCCAGCAATAAACCCAGATGCAATTGATTCTTTAAAGATAAAATTAAATGAAATGGTAAGGCGCATACTAGATGGCTATCTGTTCGTAACATTTGCAACTAAGGCATATATACCTTCACTTTATAGGTGGTTAGATGCAATTGCCATTCATATGCAAGAAAATATTTTAATAAACGCGAGAGTATATATAGGCCAGGATATAAATGATCAAGAACTACAAGCAATTAAACAGAAGTATGCAACTGTTACATTTCTAAGAGTTCCAATAGAAACACCAACTGGATTTGATGATTTCTGGGATCCCAAACATTATGCCTGGAAACTGTGGATATGTAAGGAAGTTTCAGAGGATTTAACAATTCAAGGTAAATTAGTAGTATACAGTGATTGTGCAAGTGTATTAATACGTTGGCCAGAAGAATTCTTCAAGGAAGTTAAGCAACATAAAATTTGTTTCTTAGAAGATTCAACACAAATTAATGAAAAATGGTGCCATGAAATTTTTTGTTCTATATTAAATGTAACAACTGCTGAAAAGAAAACGAATCATATATTAGCTGCGATCGTTGCATTTATTAGCGGCGATCCCGCAGCGAAAGAAATATTCACTGAAGCATATGAATTAGGATGTATTCGTGAAATAATAGTTGGAGAAAAATGGTTAAAAGAAAATTATAAATGTGATTCTAAAGGATCTATTCTTCCAGAAGAAGGTGTAATCTATGGACATCGCCATGACCAGAGTATACTAAGTATTCTGAGTATTCGTAAAAAGACTAAATATTTCCCAGCAGACAAACTTGTAAACCATATTTCGGCAAGATCTGCATATTTTAGTGGTCATTCAATATATCTTCATCGCGGTAATTATATGTCACATTTTCAAGTATTACCAGGAATAGATGATGCATTTGTTGTAAATCTAGATCGACGATCAGATCGCAGGGCATCCTTTTTAGAAAAGCACCCATATTTAAAAGGTAAAGTAAAGAGACATGTTGCATGTGACGGTATATCGCTGACGTTAACACCAGCCATTGCGAGTCTTTTTAAACCAAATGATTTCTTCTGGAAAAAGGCAGTTATGGGATGTAACATTAGCCATGTGAAACTCTGGAAAATGCTTGAAAGTGAAGGTGACGGATTTAATAATTATTTAATCATGGAAGATGATGTTAGATTAAAACCAGAGTGGTTAGAAGCATGGATGAAAGTAAAAGATAATCTCCCCACGGGCTGGGAATGTATATATCTTGGAGGTGTTCTTCCACCAAACAGGAACGCATTCGAACTAATTAAGGAACCTGTAATTCCTGGACTCTGTAGAATAAAACCAAATACGCTGTTTGGCCAAGCAGAACCAGTTAGACAATTTCATTTCTGCACATATTCATATATTATTTCCAAGTTAGGAGTAAAAAAGATCTTAGATGAAATTAATAAACATGGAGGCATCTGGACAAGTGCAGATCATATTCTTTTTAATTCTCTTGATAAAATGAATGTATATTGCATGGATCCGTTCGTGGCAGGGGCCCTACAAGACGATGATCCAGCATATATCAATTCTGATTTCAATAACTTTAGTCGTAAGGACTGTTTTGACAGCGACTTATGGAACAATGATCTTCGGTTTTCATCAGATGAGATCTCTGCATGTTTACCGGTGGATCTTGATATAAATGAAGCATTAAGACAAATATATCAGCCTAATAGTCCAATGATTCCCAGATTTGTTTCCCTTGATTCCTGTAATTTAACAGATTTAACTATCTATGAGGGTAAATGGCTGAATGAATTATTCAGTTCTAGCAACATACCATTCAGACTTGAACAAGTTTCTATAGATGACCCCCTAAGTGATTCCAATAACCTTATTGTTTTCTTACAAAAACCAAAGTGGGATTTACAAAAAAAATGGGTCTGGAAACTTCTGCAAACTGGTAAAACAATTAAGATTGTCCATTGTTCCGATGAATTTACGTATTATCCAGATCCAGTTGATTTTTATAAGTGGGAAAATGTAAAAGGTATTCTACGTTTTTACCAAAGACCAGATAATACCTCACATACACTGACGATGCCTCTAGGATACCACTGGAAAAATACTAGCGAGATACCCCTGATTGAAAAAAGAAGTTTTAAATGGTCATTTGTTGGAACTGACTGGAATAATAGATCAAAACAAATCGAATCTTTGCTTGAAATTAAACCCAACTTTGTAAAATATTTTCCAGACTGGAATAACAAAGAGCAATTATCAGAAAAGGATTATATTGACCTATTATTAGACTCTATATTCTGCCCATGCCCAGGAGGTAATAATATAGAAACGTATCGTTTCTATGAAGCCTTAGAATGCGGATGTATACCAGTATATACGGAGTTACCAGAAATATTAAAGGATTCGAATATTCCAATGATCATGAAAACAGAAACATGGAATAAAGTTGCAGAAGTAATGAATTTCTTGCTAACAAATCCTTCCGTTATGAATGATTATCACTCAAAATTAATGTCATGGTGGATCTCATATAAAAATAAACTAAAGTTGCAAATAGATAAGTGGCTTTTGTTATAAAAAAATTGATAAACGTGGTAATATGTTAAGTTTTAACAATGAAACAAAATGAGAAATGGATTTTTGACCATGTCTTAGATAATCGTAGGATAATAAATCTGAAGTATGCGCATTATGCTAGTATTCACGTCGCAATGTTAGTAAAACGGGGGAAAATTATTGCAAGAGCCACGAATGGATTTGGATCTAGAAGTAGAGGTTCAGGATATTGCGCGAATAGTATACATGCTGAGCGCAATGTTGTAAAGGAATTAGGAAATATACATGAACTGAGGGGTGCAGAAATGTATATAATGCGTATTTCTAGAAAAAAGGATTTGGAGGAAGATGAACAATTTGTTGGATCGAAACCCTGCTCTCAATGTATGGTATTTCTTGAGAAATGTATGAAGGAATATGGATTAAAAAATGTTTATTATACTATGCCTATTATACGCGACTAAATCCAAATACATCTCTTACATTACTATGCAAGGGATTTAGTTGTTGTTTTATGGATCCTTTATATTTATCTTTTAAAGTCTTGTATTTATTATACCAAGTCATAGAACATATAATATTTACAACGAACACAAAGAGAAGAACAGGAATAATAATATAGATGTCTTGGTCACTTAGACTGTAACGACTTGTATTAGACGATTGAGTATTTTTTGCTGTAGGGCTCACAGTTACACTTACAGTATTTGCAGGGCTCACACTTACACTTACACTATTTGTAGGACTGACACTAGATGTGGTGCTCATAATATGTGTTGGGATCATGCTGTATGATGGACTCATTATGTCTCTTGGAGTTCCACTATATGTTGGACTCATACTGTATACAGGAGTTGTTGTTCCACTATGTGTTTTAGACACACTATGCGTTGTGTATACACTATGTGTTGTGCTGATGCTGTATGTCGGCGATACAGAGACGCTCGAACTCTGTGAGAAACTAATCCCCAAGGAACTGCCAGGAAGGCTAGAGGGACTAGATAAACTAGATGTTGGATTATTCATTTTGGTGCTACATATTTTACAGCCTTCACTTATCAATTTTTACAATGGATTATTCAGTATTATGAATCGCACGAAAAATAACTATTTCTGGAAATGCAACTGCACAGGATTTTAACCATGTTAGTGGGTCTAATGCTGGGCACTTGAACCCTCTTTCTGTTATCAATATATATATCCATTCTGAAGGTGCTTTTTTCATATTCATCATCTGTGTAAGGCGTTCAGTTGACAAGTGAAGTGATTTCTTAAAAAAATCCATGTGCTCATCTATTAAACTATCACGCACATTTTTCTGCCATAATAAAAAAACAAGAATCATAAATATATCTCTACCAATCTTAGGACAAGGATCAAAAGGAGGTAAAATACCATCTCCAGATTGAATCCACGGGATATTTCCAGGTCCTAAGCAAGAAAACCCATAATCCACTAGTATGGCTGTATTTGCAGGAGATATATTAATCTCAAATTCTTTATTCCACTTCAGAACATGTGATTTAAATGAATCTAATTTCACCAAAATATTATCTGGTTTCAAATCTCTATGATTAAATCCAATTGTCTTTTCCAGCACTATACAGGAAAGAGCAATCTGGCAGAGAATATTAATCAGAATACTACCATTCTCTCTTGTTTTCTTAGACCATGACGGTAATGTAACCAAATACGTTTCAAGAAGTGGTGCAGAATATATAGGCTCCATTGAAAACCATTGTGACTCTTTATATGAAAAAACATCAAGAACTCTCGGGCAATGGATACCTAGTCCATTATCTGAAAGTGATTTATTTACCAACCATTGTATAACAGCTTCTTGTTTTGTGTGTTTTTGAGAAATTGGTTTTTTCACTAATAAATCAACAGCAGATTCACCACTAATACGCTTTGCCCATGCTAATTTTCCAAGAGTATTATCTGCAACGGTTTCTTCAATAATCATCCTACATCGTTCTTTACCTTTAGAATCATGCATTATATTATTATCATCAAGAACCGCACATTTAGCATTAGGAATACTAGAAAGAGACTCTAAAGTTCCCTTCCATTCTAATCCTATCTCATTCAAATTATACATGATAAATTGTTATATATCTAAATTACACTAGTATTATGTGAAAGCGCGGTTAATAATCATCTGTTTATCTTTTCCAGCAGACCCATCAGCCCAGTGTGCTGCAATTTCATTCGGATGCTCGTCATTGAAATCTGATCCAAAAAGGTCAGTCCAACCCGGGGGTTCTTCCCATGTCCACTGTGTCATTTTCATGTCCCAAAATCCACGCTTACAATGGCGTAAATCAGGCAACGTCTCACTTAAAAATATAGAAAGTGGAATATATCTATCTTTCCATACCATATAAGGTGATCCCAGTGTATCAGGATTAATACGACGTCTGCTTCGCCACTTTTCAGGAATTGACAGTAATTCCTGTTCTTCTGCAATTCTAAAGTTCCATTGTTTCTGATAGAATGAAAACCATAAATCCTTGTTTTGTTTCTGAGAAAGATGTATTAATTCGTGATGAATTGTTTGTTCGCTTGGCTCCCATAAAAAAAACTTGGGCATTGCGATTCCAGTTTTCCCACGAGTATGAGGTAGACCCGCATCAGAATCTGCACTTAAATATACAATTTGAATAGGTCCGCTTAACGGAAATGGAAAATCCTTAGTTTCTTTAAAAGCCATTGCGTCTGGGGCTTGAATATAAGGGGGTTTTCGGGCTTTCATATTTATTACACCTGCTACAGAACTTTTCTTTTTCATTCCAGAATAATAGGAATCTTCCTGTTCCCACTTGGAAAGTATTTGAGGTGCGAGTTTAGGATCAATTGTCTGTAATTCAATCATGCTATTGTTTCTTAGGTTTTCTCTTTACTGCTTCAACGAGCATCCTATCCATAAATAATTGTTCTGAGCGTGAAACAGTGGGATTTTTATTTTTGGATCTCGTTACAATCGTAGTAGCAACCGGTGCTCGGACAATTGTATCAGAAAGACCCCATGCTTTCATTAAGGTATTGGTATTTTTAGCCTTTGCCTTGGCCGGCTTGAATAAATAATCACGGGCATAGAGTTCCCGTTCAGCAGTCTGCATAGCTGGATCTGAATTCCAGCCCTGAGGGGGTGGCCTCACTCCTGGTAATTGATCAACAAGAATACTGAATAACTGGCCAACCGGATTTTCCAGTTGATGCTCAATATAGTATCCTGGATCTGGCTTGAGTCCATTTGCCTTCATGAATGCAGGTGTTTCGATGCGATCACTCTGGGTCCCCTTGAATCCTGAAGGTGGCTTGAAATAGATAAATGAAAGACGATCACCTGAGGCCGGTGCATTACCAGGATCTCTTGCTGTGATCCTATCTGCCAGTATTTTATGTGCAGGTGGTGTTACAGCCTTATATTCAGATCTTAGACTCTTCGTCAACAATAATTGATTTAGACTGACCTTGTTTTCCATGAGTTCATCTACCCACTTTTTAACAAATGCTGCCGCTGCTGCAACATCTTTGTTGGTCAAAAGAATCTTTATGGCACCACCGTATATTGTTTTTACAATGGGTGCATAATCTCTGCGCTTCGTGGCAATACCCATTGATTTCTGGTAATAATCATCGGCATTTTCTTCATACATATTTCCTACATAACGCTTCTTACTAAATATGATAAATGGGTAAAAGGCCTTATCAAATTCAAAGTCGTGTGGTCTCTTGAGTGCCTTTGTTATAAATTCCCCTGCCTCTGTTGTAATATCAATTGTTGCTTGTATTGCCTCACGGCCTTCAAGCCTCTCACCAGTCTTTGGATTTTTAGGATTTATCTCAACGAATAGGGAATCAGTATCTCCATATATCACAAATGCAGAGCAACGTGGGTCATTTGCTTCAGGTCCATAAAATTTCTCAATTGCCGCCTTAGCAAACAAGATTTGTTTTCTACCGTATGCAGTAACAGATGCTGCGAGATTTTGCAGACGAACCTTGAAGACACCTGAGCCCAATTGACCATAGAGAGAATTTGCAGTCAATTTATATGCTAATTGTTCTGCATCCAAAAGGGCCTTTCTAAAAGGATCAACCTCCTTCTTGATTTCCGCACGCTTTGCCGCCCTTGCTGCCAAAAGTCCCTGAACAATCATAGGTAGAACAGCCTTCCGATTACCAGGATACTGAGCATATCTACATACCCGTGTTCCCACCTTGAGTTTCTTGGGATTCTTTCTAAAATCCTGGGGATCAGGCTTCCAGATATCAAATGATATATCAATCCATCGGCAACCCATTGCTTCGCCTAGAATCTTATAGCGCTCAATGTCTCCGTATGATACTGTCTTAGTTTCCTTACCATCCAGCGAATAATCTTTTGACCAAAGAAGAGAATCATAACTGATATTCTCGGATTCAATGGTTGAAGGATACAGTGAGGCAAAATCACAGACTCCAATTGGACTTTTCGTGTAAAATCCAGGAGACGGATCTAGAACAATAGCCCCTTCATAGGAATCCTGGGCCTCAACAACCTCTCCCTCAGGAGGAACGTAATTAAATGGCAGCGAAGTCTGTGTTACGATTGTCATATTTGCCGTGTTGCAAAACTTGAAAATCAGAGATTCAATCTTAACACCCTGACCTCTTGTGAAAATCATTGTAATTGGAACAGAACAAACATTTGCCATACACATTGCATTATTAAACGTCTCCAATTTATTGTAGAGATCCATGGTCAAATCACAATCCTGAATACAATAGGATGCAATTGTAGCCCTGTCGGCAGATGTGCCTCTATGTAGTCTGAAAATATCCGCAGGGCTAATATCATCTTTTACGATAACCCACTTGACCGCCATGTCTGTGTCCAACTCGGCGTCAACTCCCGTTGGCTGAACCTTAATATAACCAGCACCGATATCCAGGATTTGGAGTTTATCAGTGAGTTCATCACCTGTCTCATCCAGAAGAACAATTGCACGTCCAACACGTGCATTTCCTGTTCCGCCAGTATTAATATGCCAAGTGCCATCTCCATTACGCGTAACTGACTTCAATTTACCAGACATAAAATATTTTGTGACCTCGTCCAACTTGTAAGATGGTAATTGATAGCCACGTTTGACCACGTGAAATAAGTCAATTTGTAGGCGACCCTGAAGAGAAAGAGTATGGAGGAAATTATCACCCATTGCCGACGAGGCCAGCCTCTTCTCTTGAAGAGAGACACGACCACCGTGCCCAAAGAGACGACTCATCTTTTGTAAATTATTATCTAATGTAATCTTCAGAACTTCTGCTCTCTGCCACAAGTAACGCTCATCAAAACCAAAGATATTATAGCCAACCCAGACATCTGGATTTGTTTCAATCAGCCAATCAAACCATGCCATGAGCATTTCTCGCTCAGTGGAATAATGCTTAACTTCTGCACCATCAATGTCATCACAGGATTTCAGCACAAAGATTGTCTTTTGAATAGAACCATCTGAATCTTTTAGAACACAGCCAATCTGAATAATTGGATCACCTGAACCCTCTTCAGGCTTTGCTACAGGAAAGTCTCCAGATTTTGAATAACACTCCAAATCCCAGAAGAGAGTCTTGAAAGGGGCTGCAAGTTTTGCAGGATTTTTTTCTGGTGAAACTAGTTCCCAGTTACAGGAAATCACTCTTATATCAGTTTCTTCATCAAATGAGTCAGCCTGAGGGACCAAGGTAACCCATCCACATGGTGCAATATCTCTTAGATGAAAGAAACGTAGTAGGGGATCAAGACCAGATTCATAAACGGGAAGAGGACTTGAAGATTTACTCAATCTAAATATAGGCTCCTGATGATCATTTAGGAAAATGGACTTTAGTGCTCGAAAATCTTTCATATTTGCCACGGACAACTTGAAGAATGTGAATTCCTCGTCGGCAGTAAATCCATATAGTTCTTTTCGTTTTACCTGCTCTATTAACAATGAATTTGGGGCTTCTTGGCTTAAATGACTGCGAAATTGCATGGTATCCAAGGATGGCGGGACCTTAATATACAGAAATGGCCGAAATCCTTCAATATCACAGCGGAGACTTTCACCTTCTGCTGTCATTCCGAAAAGATGAATTATCATCATACATTGTTTTTTCCCGGTTTCATGTTTAGTGAATGACCTATCAGGATCTGTATTGTCTTCCCAGGAATATTCTATTTCCTGCTCATGCTCAGTTTCCTTAGTAATTTCAATATATTGGTCACGTGAAATGGCATCTAAAATATGAAATGTTACAGACATTCTTTGTAATTAATTTATGAAAAGTATGTTAACCAATTTTTGACCCAAATATTGGTTAACCTATTATTAATATAATCTAGTTGCGCTTACTATACTTTAATTTATATTCATACTTTTTAATGAATTTTGTAGCATCATACTTTGAGATTTTATTGCATCAAGCATTGAACCACCTTGAATTGATTTAGTTTTAGGAGGATAGGGAAGTAATTCACCCGTCGGTGTTCCATCTGAATTAAGCGTGGACCCTAGTCTAGATACAGTGTTTTTAGTATTAGAATTACGCATGCCATTTTTACGAGAATTTTTATTAAGAGAAATTATTCCTGAATTATTTGAAATAGAAGTTGTGCGAATTAAATTGTTAGAAGGCATAACATAAGGCGATCTTGCTGGACTCTTCACGTTTTCTTCTTCCTCTTCCTCTTCCTGTTCCTCTTCCTCTTCTTGTTCTTCAGCAAGGGCCCCTTGTGTTTCTCCCTTTTCTCCAGAATTCTTAAGATTGAATGTATTTATTGACTCTGGGTTAGTAACAAGATTACTAAAATTTTCCTTGTCATTGGGACTGCGAGGAACTGAATTAGTGGGCTCACCATTTTCATCCTCAAATACTAGCGGTTCTGGTTTCTTACTATTATTTTTATTACTAACAACCATAAGTGTCGGATAATATTTACGCGGCACACTGGCTAAACTAGTTTTTCCTATCATTTCTGAGTCGACTGCAGCTAAATTCATCTTCTTGTTCTTTAACTTTGTAAGGTGACTCCATACTTCATCATTAAAACGATGGCAAGCACCGCACCATTTTGCATTTACATATACTAGGGTTAAAGGACCCTTTACTAGTGCTTTTTCAAACATTTTTATATGCCCATGCGACCGGACATCTAAAACACCAGGCACTCTATTCTTTCGAGTTACTCTTTTAATACTCTTTATATTTAGTTTACCTGTTCCGTTTTTACGGGCTGCCATCTATTATTAGTAAATAAACTTTTATAGTATTATTGTAGTAATGGCGGATCTTCTAAAGTGGTTAAATTTAAAATCATTTACATTTATTGGTATCGGATTGCTTTTTATCCTAGCAATAGTAACTTTCCTAACTAATGGAAAGCAAGGCTTTGAAAGCTCAGAAAATGTAGTTCTTGATACTTCCACAAACACAATGTTTCCTTACACGACGGACCCTATACAAAGCCTAGATCAATATGAACTAGAGGCAGTTTTTACAAATGAGGGCGATAGGCAATTAAATAAGGATCAAGTAAATAAATTTACCAGGCGATACCCTCTTGATTGGACCAACTATCCACCAAATTCCAGTAAATTTCAGTCAGAACAGGCTAAATACATTGAAGGATTTTCTACAAGGGCTTCAAGTGAAGATCTAGAAAAACCTTATAAGGATATTGGAGCAGACAATTTAACACCTCCCGACACTGCGGCGATTGAAAGAGAAGAACGGGAAATATTGTCGACATATGCACCAAGGGCTGCAGGAGAAATGAAATCGTATGAATTATATGATGCTAATAAAATAATAGAAGAAATTTATAAACCCAAGGGTCTCATAGCTTCCGTTGCCAAAAAAGAAGATAATGTCTTTGAAATTGTTAATACAAGAAGTATAAAGAGTAAGATAGAATATGAAGATGATCTTCCAGATGCCCCTGTTAGCTTTAGTAACCGCCCTGGTCCAGGAGAAGCAACAATTGAAGTTCCTCCAAAAGCACTTGAAGTCGCAGCAAACAACGACCCGTTTTTTGAGCCAACGACAGGCACCCGTTCATCGCGTTCCGACTATATGCGTTGGACACCTGGCTTAGAACGAGCATTTGCACCTACGTATCCTATAACTGACTGGGTTGGGCAGCCAAGTGAAAAATAAATTTAGAAACTATATATAATAGATAATGGATACCTTTACAATGTTATTCTGGCTTAGTTTCTTCATGTTTGTTGGATTATCCTTATATTTAGTATGTTACACAATGAGAAGTCCGCTGTTATACGCTCAGATTGCATCTGGACTTGGGATGTTTATAACGAGTAAGATAGGACGTAAATTTTTAGGATTAGAGTAAACTAAAGAATCGAGTGTAGTTTTATATATCTAATCATAATATTTTTGGATAGACTTATTTATCTCCCAATGATATCCCCATCTACCAAGGACAATATTATACGGACGCATTCTAGGAAAAATAAATAGAAATAGACGATTTAGCATTTGGTATTTAAATACCAGATGCTATATTATTTCAATTTTTATGGTGGAAAAGGAATATATAGATATCTAGTGAAAAAGATATATTGTAAATTCCGGGGTATCAAGTGTTAGTAGATTGAAAACACGGGTGGTCGTGAGATTTGACCTCTGATACCCTAATCAGGTTTAGCAAGACATAAATCCTTACTAAAGACTAAAAACAGAAGGTAAATAGAATACACGTTTGCAAACCAACACCACATAGACCCCCAGGTATTATCCTTATAATAGGTATAGAGAGAGATAAGAGATATTATCAATGTTGTAAAGAAAAATAAATACTCCTTTGTATATAAAAAGGGTAATAAAAAGAACATCATCCATGAGACTATAAAGACAGATGATGTAGGGAGCCAGGTCCACGACAAATGTCCATTGTCCGCCTTGTGCATAGAAAATGTAGTAGTATGTGATGTAAAAAACAGAAATACGCCGATAATATATGCCAGGGGTATTACAATAGTCTTAATACGACTCGCATTGACTAACAGAGGTTGAGATAAGATGAGGCCTAGGCCAATTTTTGAGAGGAATGATATAGTCTCCTTATTTCCTAAATTTCTCCAGGCAAAAAATTCAATAAGTTGCATAGAAATAAATGACATAGCACCCAGAGCATGAAGAGGTTTAATCACTTTATTATAAAGACCAAGAGATACTGCGAATAATCCAAATAAAAATGTATTGAGTGAAACTGATTGGTTCCAGCACATTCTGTCTATTACAAAGATATTTATACTAGGCATAAGAGGTCTGTGAATAACAACAGATTTCTGGATTAATTCTATAGGGTGAATCCATTGCATAGCGATACATAAAATAGAAGAATGGAACGAGGACAAGTATAAGTAGTAGTAAAATAAATTTAAGTTTCATCTAAAGATCTAGTCTAAATAAAATGCAATACTATACTCTATGCCGATTTGGTTAGACTACCGTGAAAGAGGACTACAGGCCTTAGACCCTAGTCTACAAACTATAACTCCTCCTGTCGGCGATATATGGATTGGTGAATTTGACGGAAGTGGTAACTTGCTGGAAGGTGGTGTTATCTTAGAGCGCAAGAGTCTTTCGGATCTAGAAGCAAGTATAATTGATGGACGTTATGAAGAACAGCGCGGTCGCCTTTTAGCATATGCAAATCAAAATAAAGTAGCAATTGGATATATTATAGAGGGCGACACGGCAACATTTCAGGGTCGCAGATTTACTGGCAACTCAGTTCTCAAGATTATTTCGAGAATACAGTTTTACCATCGGATCCCAGTATTTCAGACAAGGTCCATGGAAGCCACCATGGCACTAGCGACTCTAATTGAATCAGAGTGGCTGAAAGATAAGACACACTATTCCTGGCAATCAGGTGCAGGAAATTCTGCGACTCCTATTGCGGCTTCCTATACGAAATCTATATCTAGAGATACATCTGAGTCTTTTCTCATTGGTGTCTTAACACAGTGTCGTGGAATCAGTGAGTCCCTTGCTCGTATTATTCTAGAGAAAGTAAAAACCCTAGAAGGGTTAATGAGTTTAGGAGAAGCAGAGATTGGAGCAATCGCTGATTCTTCTGGTAAACGTAAAGTTGGTAAAGCCGTGGCTTCTAGACTTTTTTCTCTTCTTCATCCTTTGGAAGAGTGAATTGCCTCTTATAAACTCTATTTTTCTTGTAATCTTCAAAATTATCTTTAGATGCTAATAATTTTCTATATTTTCTACGACGCTCTAAAAACTTTTTATATGCAATTTCATCATCTTCTTCTTCGTCAAAATATTCATCATCTTTATCATCCTCATAGTCATCTTCATCCTCTTCATCCTCATAGTCATCATCGTCGCCATAGCTCCTCGCATTTTTAAAATCATACTTCCTTGACTTAAACATATCAGCATAATCCGCCTCAACATCATCGTAAACATCAGATTTATCTTCTTCGTCTATTGTAGGAAATCTACCACTAGAACTTCTATGTGTACCTAAAAATGAACTGTCTCCACCACTAGACATTAAATCCCCCCCTGTTTTTGAATCAGTAACCCAGTCTGAATAAGTAATACTTGCTGCTGTATCTCGCACATCAGTTTTTGCAGTTTCTTCATTTATAGATCCTTGTTTAAATGGAGACGTGCTGTAATTTCCTGCTGAACGACATTCAGTTTTGCCATTTGGTAATCTAGTGCAAACAACACACTGTTTGCCCGTTTCATCAAATGTTGTCCCGCTCGGGCAATCGGACTGTTTTGTAGGATTGTAAGTCTTGTCACTCTTATCTCTATTTAGACATATTAAACCACTGGGTCCTCTTGTGCCCCTCTGTCCTACTTTACAATTAGGATCTCTACACTCTTTATCAACTGTATCAAATACAGTGTCACCTGGGCAGCCATCAGTTGCAGTATAAAATCCATCTAGTATAATAAATGATCTGTAAATAAGAACAATTATTCCAATCACAGCAAGGAAATATATTGAATATTTCCACACCATACTACTTATAACTTCCATAATTCATCCAATACATTTCCCAAAGAATCTTTCGTTTCTGAAAACCTCACGGATTGTTTTGGCTTTGAATAGGGTGACGGACGTTCCATTGTCTCCACAAATCCTGCCGGTGGTGTATAATCCGCTGCTCTCAAGTTAGGACCTGCATCTGGCGTTGAAGTAGCAGCCTGTTGCAATGAAATCATAGATGCACCCTTTCTTTTTTCCGGACCTGCCATTTTTGGTATCATAGATTGAACGATTGGATTTTTCTCCATTAAATACTGGCGTTCATGATGCGCCCAGGAAATCCAGAGTAAATTTGGAAATGTATATTGGACATCGTAACCTTGATAGCGTAATTGATAGACCACGTAAATAATACAATCCTTCAAGTCGAGTCCAGGTAATCCAAGAACAAAGGGTGGCACATTGAAATATACAAAGGTAGGTTGATTGGGAGCGCTTGCAGAATGAGCAACTTTTTGCAGGGCTTGCTCAAGGATTTGATTATACGCGCGCTGCCGGGCCTGATCCTTTTTAAGCCTTACATCAAATAAAGTATTAGCTGGAAGTTGAGGAACCCCTGACATTTCTATAACGCCTTGTGTAAAAGTTAAGAGAATATAATGCGCTTAAGTTTTACTTGTTTCTTTATTGCTGCGCGCAGTTCTCCATAGAGATTATGAGTCTAAACATTTAAACAAGATTATATAATAATGCAAAAAATTCCCCCTGAATATATAATGCTAAGTGGGGGCGGTGTCAAAGTAATTTCAATGATAGGTGCATTAAAAGCACTTAACGAGCAGAAACTTCTAAGGAAATTAAGGGAAATATCAGGTGTTAGTGCTGGAGCGTGGTTAGCCGTTATAATCGCATCTGGAATAGAAATTACAAGACTAGAAACTATTTTCTCGGAACTCGATCTTAGTATCATTCGTAATTTAAATCCAGAGAGTCTAATATATTTTCCAGAGATATTTGGCTTAGATGACGGTACGATGCTTGTGAAATTTCTGGAATCATTTTTAAGAATCGTATTAAAACTGGATCCCTCAATTACTTTCTCAGAATTTCACAGTTTGGAATCCACAAAAATACAATTTCGTTGTTGGGCTATAGATTTAAAAGAACTTACTAGTTGTGAATTTTCACTCGAGAAAACACCTTCAGTAAGAATTCTCGATGCTCTTCGTGCATCAATGTCTATACCTATTTATTTTACTCCTCTTAAACATCCTGAGTCTGGAAATTTACTTGTAGATGGTGGAATTCAAGGCGATTTGCCATTACACCTTTTTACGGAAAAGCAAAGGTTAAATTGTATTGGAATAGGATTTTTGGAAAATATAGAGAGACATCAACCGGGTAAAAATAATAATCCGTCTGATTTAATGGAATTTGTTACTGCTATACTTGAATGCTCAACGCGTAAACAGGGTAATCTTGCGTTAGACAATTTATCTGAAAAAATTATAAAGATACCAGGTAAATATGTTAGTTTCTGGAATTTTGAGATTAGCCGGGATCAACGTATCCGCTTAATAAAAAGTGGATACGATGCTGCAGTAGAATGGTTATCAAACAGGGGAAAATCTAGTAATAAGAAATTTAGGAGGCATTCTTTGCAATAAATTCCTTCATCGCTTCAATCGAGCGGTCACCTTGATATTCGATGAGGCTATAATCTTTCTTTTCAAATATAAATGTAGGAAACCCCTTTACCTTGCGTTTTTCCATTTCGTCTGCAGCCGCCGGATCTGCCTGTTCCAACATACGAATTTGTGTTACTTTATCACCATTTCTAATTTGACCTCTAGCAACAAGACTTTTAAAGTCAGGTAATATAGTTTCACAGTGAGGGCATCCATTCATATAATACATTGTAAACACATTCGTCTTTTCGCCAACATCCATAATACCATCGGCAAAATTCTCTATACGCAGTCCACCATTTCTTACTATCAATGACATATATGCAAGAATTGCAAGGACGATTCCTACAATGAGAATTATTCGTAAATTGGGCATGTTTCTATTAAACCTAAACATAAATTATATAAATATATCCAGATGAAATGGGTAACTGGTCTACGTTCAGGCGTATTATATACGATTGAAAAAAGACCTCTTGACCCAAGATTTTCAGATAATGATTTACAAATCCTCCTTGGATTCTGTGCAAATGCTCAGGCCTTAGGGTGGAGTGACGACCGTGCATTTAATACTGCAGAAGCAATTGTAATGAGATCAAAAAATCATGGAATTAGCTGGTCGAATTCAGACTTTATGCTAGATGTTAATTGTCTCTTGGAAACAACATTAAACCAAGAAGAACAAAGAAGAAAATAACAGTGTGAAAAAAGAAACCGAATGGTGTAGGGCAACCACCGTTTGCAATTGTAAAAAATGAGCCAAATAGGGACTGTGTCAACTTGAATGTTTCAGGGCATGCTATCAGAAAAAAAACAAGAGCACTATAGAGCGAATACTTGGCTTTGAGGCCAAAAGATAAGAAACTAGACGACATTATACTACTATATTAAAAAATATTTTTTCTTAGTAAGTGTGCTAAAATTACCGGGGAAACCTGAGAATCGTTAAGGTGTGGCATGGCTCTCTTGTAGAAAGGCATGATACGTCTCATTATTTCATTTCTTTTCTCTTGAGTTTCATCATAAAGATCTTCTACTAGTTCAGGTCTCATTAATTCCACATAACCATCAGCGTCTTCTAGTAGTTCTTGATATGAATTTTCATCTATGTATACATGAAAATTCTTTAGAAATCTATGTAGGGGTGATTCACCTGGTTCTGGCAAAAGTGACTGATATTCAGATTCTATACTATCATACTCCTTAGTAAGATCTTCCCATGCAAGTTGTTCACTGAATAAGGAATGTAAGGCATTGTTTTCTTCTGACATCTGTGTTCTACCTCCTCGTTGACCTTCTGGCCAGAGAGGTTGGTCTTTATAATTGTAATTTTGTGAATTCTTATAAAAACGAAATGGTTTTCCTGATTTTCTTTTTCCTGGTAGAAGAGGAACTATATATCCTTCTGATGGGGTTCTATATCCTTGCGACTGCCAATTTGATTTAATTTGTTGAAGTTTGGCGGGTGTTAATGATGCTTTCTGTCTATATTGTTTCATTTCTGTTAAATCTGTTTTGTCTAAATATTTTATCCAGTCTTTATTAATTTTCCCTACTCCTTCTTCTGATTCTGGCTGCTGCCGTGGCGGTGCTGCTGCCAGCCTCCGTGCTTCTTCTTGCTCTCTCTCTTGTCGCAGTCTCTCTTGTTGCTCTCTCTCTTGTCGCAGTCTCTCTTGTCGCCCTCTCTCTTGTCGCTCTCTCTCTTGTCGCTCTCTCTCTTGTCGCTCTCTCTCTTGTCGCTCTCTCTCTTGTCGCTCTCTCTCTTGTCGCTCTCTCTCTTGTCGCTCTGCGTCTGCTGCGTCTGCTGCCCGCTTCCGCGCTTCTTCTGTTTGCTGTTGCTGGAGTCGCTGTTGCTCTGTCTGCTGTTGCTGGAGTCGCTGTGCCTCTGCTTCTGCAGCAAGCCTTGCTGCCTGCTTCCGCGCCTCTGCTTCTGCAGCAAGCCTTGCTGCCTCTGCTTCTGCAGCAAGTCTTGCTGCCTCTGCTTCTGCAGCAAGCCTTGCTCTCTCTGCCTCTGCAAGCCTTGCTCTCTCTGCCTCTGCAAGCCTTGCTGCCTCTGCTTCTGCAGCAAGTCTTGCTGCCTCTGCTTCTGCAGCAAGCCTTGCTCTCTCTGCCTCTGCAAGCCTTGCTCTCTCTGCCTCTGCAAGCCTTGCTGCCTCTAGTTCTGCAGCAAGGCGTTCTGCTTCTGTAGCAAACTTTTCTCTTTCTGCAGCAAGCCTCGCCTTTTCTGCTTTCTCGTTTTCAAGTTCTAACTTATTTAATAAAGCATATAAATCCTCTATACCCTTTCTAAGTTTCAAACCTCCAGTAGTTTGAGTATTTGCGGAATTATAATAATCATCACCTATTTTCGATATATTACTTGTTTTAAATCCAGAAATTATATCTTTCATATTTATTCTTCCATTTCCCTTTCTTTTAGCATTTTCTTTCAGTATCCAGAACATTTTAATTAAAAACGAATAATAATCATCTGATCCATCAAATTCTTCTTTCTTTATTATAAATGTTTCTGGTTTACATTCTAATAATATTCGAAGGTAATTATCAATTCTTTGTTCCTGGATTCTATATGCGGATGACATCAATGAATTTCTACCCTCTGAATTTTGACCGTCATGTATACGTTTTCCAACAAACTCTTTATAAAATTTAAATATATTAATTAATATTTTTCTATCATCTTTATTGGAAGGGTTATCATCTGGAATTTTAAAATTATTTTCTTCAGGTTCGGATATTGTATGTTTATGATATAAAACTTCATTATTACTCGGACCTTCTGCTTTCCAGTATTTATACATTATTCTTTTTATTTCATCTTCTTCTTCCTTATTTTCAGAATAAACAAATCGCTTTTTGAATTCATTGTAATTACCAATTAAAGGACTCATATGATCTGGTGGATCTGGTATAGGAGATCCTTGAGGTGTCTTCTTTACAAAATCATTAAGGCTGAAAACTTGTGGTGCAAGCCCACCTTCATTCCCAAATCCAAACCGAATATATTGTGGTTCTAGAGGCTTTTGCGCTTGTGGTTCTGCTTTTACTGATCCTAGTGGTGCTGATGGTAAAGTGGCACCAGAGGCAACTGAAGCAGTGACAGCGGCGGCGGCTGCCACTGATACTGGTGCTCCTGGTTGTCCTGATACTAGTGGTCCTGATCCTGGTGCTACTGGTTGTCCTGATACTAGTGGTCCTGATCCTGGTGCTACTGGTTGTCCTGATACTATTGGCCTTGATCCTGGTGCTCCTGGTTGTCCTGGAACTAGTGACCCTGATCCTGGTGCTCCTGGTTGTCCTGATACTGGAACTCCTGATCCTGGTGCTACTGGTTGTCCTGGTACTAGTGGCCTTGATCCTGGTGGTCCTGATCCTGGTGCCCCTGATCCTGGTACTAATGGCCTTGATCCTGTTGCTGGCGATCCTGTTTGCAATGGTAAACTATTTGGTTGTTTAACCGGCAATAAATTATCTGGATTAAACCAAGCACCTGTTGTTGACACATTTTTTTTATTTTTTTCAAAGCACATTACACTAACAGTTAAGCCTTCTTGATCTCTATCAATAATTTTTTTAATTATTCCGGTATTATCAAATTTATCACTTGCCAAACATGTATTAGATCTCACACCTGGTTTAAGTTTCACCTTATCATCTAGTGATAACATCTCATTATCTATTTTTACTCTATGCATTTTTCGTCCATCTTTGTCTTTATCAATATAATATGCACTATGTGTAATTTGCTCATAATTTACAACAATATCCTCGCCAAATTCATTACCACTCGGATCAACTTTCTTTACCTTAAATTGGGTACAGATAGGACGTTCGATTCCACTAGATTTCCATATCCTGTTTATTATCCTTGCATCTACAATATTTCCAGAAATATCCTTGTATAATATATATTCACCATCATTTAAAGGGCACGATAAATAAGCATCTGATAAATGTGTTGTAATTGATATAAATTTACCTGTAAATTTTATTTCTATAATTTGTTTTATGGATTTCTTTACATCAGGATTAAAAGATTGTTCATTTATAGGAAGTTTGTATTGTCGTATTTGATCTGGTGTGTTATTTAGAGAATCTTTATAATAATAATTACCTTTAAAAAATCGTAATGCAACCCAATGTGCCCCTCCCCCTTGAGCTAACGGACCTAAATTAATAATATATCCAATAAAATCTTGTTCTGGAGTTTTGTTGAAATCTAGTGATGTTTTTGTTGAACATGAATATCCCAATACACCTAATCCTGCCATTAGAACATTTATATCATACTCTTCGTTATCAGGGCATTGGTGCGTAAAGGTTCCTGGATTCTGCTTTAGCAATAATCTACAAATAGCCTGTAATGAAACTGGAGGTCTAGTAATCTGTGAAAAATCACTATACTCAGATCGTGGACTTAATTCTTTAATATAATATCGACCACCTAATAGGTTATTAAGTGCATGACGCCCACAACCAAGGCTATCTTGCACTTCAAAAAAATTAGAATCGTAAGTTAGTATATTGCGTTTTGTATTTGATCCAGACTGTCCAGGAATACTAGAGGGCATCGCTGGCTTTGCCCCCGACATTCTATCTAAACCCAACACACATTTCTATTATAGATGGCAGACGCTACAATTAAAACATTCAATCCATGGAATCTGAAGAACAAAGACATAACGACGCAAGATGTTGAAAGTATCATGCATCGTTATGGAAATCCAGGTTTTACGGTTAAAGAACTAAGATGGTTCTCGCAAGCCTGTGTTCACAAGTCATACGTAGATAGACCAGAGGTGTGGGCTGAGCAGGTCGGTGAGCAAATGATAGTCGCTGAAAAGCCCCATGGTTGCTTATCACTCAAGGCAAAAGACAATGAAGAACTTGAATTTGCCGGCGATTCAGTGCTTTCAGCAATTGTCGGGAAGTATTTGAAAATGCGTTACCCTGGAGAAGGTGAGGGCTTTTTAACTAGTCTCAGAACCCAGATTGTGAATAATAATATGCTAGGAGAACTTGCGAAGAAAATGGGATTTGCGCCTCACATTATTCTGAGTCGCCACGTGGAGGAAGTCTGTGATGGTCGTAATAATCTTAGAATTCTCGGGTCTATGCTGGAAGCATGGATTGATGCAATCATGGAACATGAGGGAAATGAAGGAGCCGCGTATGACGTTGCTCGTAAATTTTTCGTTACAATAATGGAAAAACACATTAATTTTTCTAAACTCATTGCCAATGATACGAATTTCAAGGATCAACTTCTCAGATATTTTCAATCTCAATTTCACCAGCCTCCTAAATACAAGGAAGTAAAGGTGGAAGGTCCTCCACATGACCGTATTTTCACAATGGGAGTCTTAGATCCCCAGGGGAATGTAGTAGCGACAAGTAAAGCTAGGAATAAGAAAGTCGCTGAACAAGAAGCAAGCCGGCTTGCGTTAGAGAAATATACAAAGAAAACATAAAAGAAAGATTAGATGGATTCTAGTAAACCGAAATTTATTCCATTCAAAAAGACAAGAGTAGTGCTGGCACTATTAGAGTTACCATTGCCATCTGAACAAACTGGTGATTTAACAAAGACAATTCAGGGTGTTTTCCGTAGTGCTGATCCAGGATTACAAGGTGATGAATCTGATAGTGGTCCTAGTGGGCCTAGTGGCCCTAGTATGTTTAACAAGAAACGTAAACCAAGGGACCAAAAAAAGCAACAAGCGCAACAAGGTCAAGAGGCCACAACTGGATTTATTGGATTATCAACAAGGCAAGGGAAAAGTAAGAAGAAGACCGTTCCGGGTGAGATTCTACCTTATAAGGAAGAACAAAAGGCTGCACTTGACAAATTACAGGAAGATTCTGATCTTCAAGGAAGAGCAAAGGGATTCATTGATATAGAATCCACCGACCCTTATACAATTGAAGGCGACGACATTTTCACTCCAGTTTCTCGCAGCAGTTTCGGCTCATTCTTAGTAGATAATTTCGGACCTATTTTCCCCAAGGCCGGTCAAGGTGCACTCGATGTGCCTAAATGTGCAGCCAAGGGCGAAGAGGGGACCAAGGAGGTGAAAATTTATCATTATCAGGCGTTTATACGCGAATACCTGCGCTACGAATCTCCCTATCGTGGACTTCTGGTTTACCATGGGCTCGGAAGTGGGAAGACATGTTCTGCAATTGCTGCAGCCGAGGCACTGTTTGGAACTCGTGGAGTCAAGATTGTAGTTATGACACCATTCAGTTTACATGACAACTTTATAAGCGAAGTGAATTTTTGCGGATTCAAGCATTTTCGTCTCCAGAATCACTGGATTCCATTATCCTTGGTAGCAGGATCTAAACCAGACCCTGCCCTTGTAAGAATGTTTGCGCAGAATATTTTAAAAATACCTGATTCGTATTTTGCTTCTGGGCCAAAGAAGTCAAAGGTGCAAAGAATATGGATACCAGATTTCACTGAAGCCCCTAATTTCGACTCGTTATCAGCAGTTGAAAGAGATGAAATTAAGACACAACTGAAGTTGACAATTGAAAATCGCATATATTTCATAAATTATAATGGTATCACTGCCGATGAATTGAAAACCGTCGTCTGTTCAACACCCGAAATCTTCGATAATGCAGTAATCGTGGTTGATGAGATACACAATGTAATTCGTCTAATTCAAGGATGTCTAGAACCATATTTCAGCAAGTCTCCAGCACGAAAAAAGTCTCTCCCATTGGAAGTGTTAACTCCAGAAAGAAAGAAATTACCATTATGTGGTATGTCAAAGAAATACATGCGCGGATATTTGTTCTACAGACTTTTTATGGATGCGAAAAATTCAAAGATTATCGGATTATCAGGAACACCCTTAATAAATTTCCCTGAGGAATTAGGTATCCTTGCAAATATATTACACGGTCCAATCTATAAGATTAATTTTTCAGTAAAGGCAGAAGGTTCAAGGGAAGTCAAACCATTAATAGAAGAAATCATTAAAAACAACGAGGACTTAGATACTGTGCATTTTTCGCTCTCTCAAGGGATTGTGAATGTAACACTTACAAGACTACCAGAACAATTCATTAAAATATTTAATAAGGAAACAAATGAAATATTAGGAATACAAAGAAGAGATCCAGGTAAGCAAATACCAACTCTAGAGCAAGTATGGCTGAAAGTCAAGGTTGAACTGATTTCTAAGAAAATACAAGTTGTAGGTGAAAATACAAGAACTGCCCAAGAATTATTGCCATCCTGGGATACACCATTTCGTGGAGCATTCTTGGAAGAAGATGGTATAAGATTAAAGAATGAAATTGTCCTGCAAAAACGTATTCGCGGACTTATTTCGTATTACAGAGGTATTCAAGGTAATGTAATGCCTAAAATTAAAATAGACAAAATAGTGGGGGTTCCATTAACTGGTCATTCATTAAGAGTATATAATAATCTAAGAACACAGGAAATACAAATTGAAATGAAGAAACCTAAGAAGCAAGGAGCCGCTGGAGATGCAGTGTGGGCTGAGATTAATGATATTGCAACTATGAAATCTGCGTCTAATTATCGTATGAGTAGTCGTCAAGCATGTAATTTCGCATTTCCAGAGGGAATAACGAGGCCGCGACCTAATAACCTTGAGGAACAAGATGCCGAGACGGGAACGGATCGTGATGTAATTATTGATACTGATCTTGAAGGAAAGGTTGCAGGAAAGGATGAAGAAGAAAAAGAGGCCGAAGATGATGATCAGACAAAGGAAGAAGTTCTTCAGGAAATCGGCAAACAGGAGAAACCTGTAGAAAGAGGAACGAAGGAAGCAAAGGCTGCATATCAGGCCGCATTGAAATCCACAAAGCAGAAGTTGCGCTCAATGCGTGAAACACATTTGCGCTTAGATGGCCCGCCTGAAAATAATTTGGCGAAATATTCTCCTAAATTTGCTGCTATGATAGAAACCATCAACAGGATAGAAGGGAGTAGTCTAGTGTATTCCAATTTCTTGGAAATGGAGGGTATTGGTATTTTTGCAATTTGCATGGAGGCAAATGGATATGAGCCAATTGAAATAACTGCGGATCTGAATTTCACTGAAAAGACAAAAGCATCCTTACAAAAGGGACCAGGTGTTCCTCAGAAACGCTATATTGAATTCACTGGAGCAGGTAAAAAAGGACAGCGTGCCGCAGCAGTGGACTTATTCAATGCCCGCCTTGATAAATTACCACCTGCCCTCCAGAAAGTCCTGCAGGATGCAGGATGGAAAAATAATTTTGACGGTGGATTATGTCGTGTTTTTTGTATAACATCTGCCGGCGCTGAAGGGTTATCCTTGAAATGTGTGCGTGGTGTTCATATCATGGAACCCTATTGGAATACAGTTAGAACACAACAAGTAAAAGGTCGTGCTGTGCGTATTTGTTCACATATGGATCTACCAGAGGAGGAGCAAAATGTAGAAATATATACCTATTGCTCAATGATACCAGATGAGGCTGTAAAAGCCCAGGCAGTTACTAAATCAATAGAAAACAATGATGAATATTATGCAAAAGAAGCAAGTGAGTTAGGGGTTCCTGTGCCTCAGGAAGTAGCAGAAGGAAATTTACCAGAGGGTATATTTATTAAGGTTAATGTAGGACAAGAGGAAGTTGCAGAAAATAGTGGCCCTGAAAATCCAGATTTACCAATTGAATTCTCTAATAAAACGGATAATAAATTTTATGGATTCGCAAGTTTTGCTAAATCACCAGTGAACGTGAATGGTAATGTGTATCCAACTTTGGAACATTATTTTCAAGCCATGAAATTTCCTTCTGAACCAGCATGGCAGGAAACAATACGCGTGGCTCAAACACCTCAGATGGCAAGATTACTAGGCTCACAAAAGGATCATACCATGGATCCAGATTGGGATAATAATAAGGAGAAAGTAATACTTACTGGATTACGTGCTAAGTTTCAACAGAATTCTGGATTACTGGAAACACTGAAATCTACTGGTAAACGCCCATTAATAGAATCATCAGTAGATACCTACTGGGGTAAAGGGCCAACAGGTAAGGGGAAAAATAGATATGGCAAGATTTTGGAACAAGTGAGAGAAGAATTGCGGGAATATGTGATTAAGGGGGCCGAGGAATCTGCTGCTGCTGCTCCTCCTCTTGCTCCTGCTCCTGCTCCTGCTGCTCCTCCTCTTGCTCTTGCTCCTGCTCCTGCTGCTCCTCTTGCTCCTGCCGCCCCTGCCGCCCTTGCTGCTCCTCCTGCTCCTGCTGGATCCTCTGAAGAAAATGAAGACCGGCAAACAGAGGAATTCATGGATGAAATGCACGGAAAGTTTGAGGCAAACCAGGCTAAGATTACCCAGAAAGCCCTGGCGTTACCAGCAGAAAGAGAAAGAGTAATCGCAGAAGCTGCGAGACTAAAGAAAGAACAAGATGAAAGATTGAAAGTTCCTCCTAGTTCTAGCAGTGCCGAGGGTGAACAAGGGGGTGGTGGTCCAGATGATAATAGGAAAATTATTCTTTCAAGTGACCAAAAAGTTCTATTAATCAGTTTAAGAAAAGAAAAGGTAATTTCATCTCTACAGAATTTAATGAAGAGCGCTGCAGTTGATTGCGAATTGAACTTTGAAGAGAATAATGACGGAACATTCCGCTGTTTTGCTCTCAATAACTCAATTGGTAGTTTTGCTTACCATCCAGATTTACAACAGGATATAGAGGAAACAAGAGGTAGATATATGCTTAAAAAAGGCAATGGAATGCAAGGAGGTGCAATGCATCCTGGAGCAATGCAAGGAGGTGCAAAACGCACATTAAAACATGCCAGTAAGCATTATAATTATAAGATTATGAAAGATTCTAATAAGAAACTCCGTGGTTATTTACTCCATAATATTGAAGATCAAAAGTATAAAACGCCGATTGGATTTTTAGATGCAGATCCATCAAATCATTTTCTACCTCACGGACCAATGAAAGATATACCAGGAGACTTAGATCTTAATTGAACTAGTTCTCTGACCACAAGGCAAGTTAAGTTAAATACAATAAAATAAATTATACTTGATCATATAGTATATGTTTTCTGGACTATATGAACAAGTGAAGTTGACATTTTCCAATTCTTTTTCAAAACCCCGCGAGGATTCTTACATAGAATCTAGAAAAATCACCGAAAATGAATATTCGCAGCGTTCCATAATAGGCCTTGATAATCCAGCATTAAATGAGCGCAAAATAACACAGCGTGTTGCACTCAGTGGTCCACAACACCATGGACGACTACAGACAGAAACACGAGATATATATTTAAAAGGACCAGTTGAGAAATACGATTTCTGCACTGAACTACTGGATTCTACACCCGGACCTTTCGCCCTTGAATGCCTACAATCAGAATTTATTCGGCAAGGCGGGCAACGAACTGGATCCCTTTTTCCAAGTCAGGCAAATTTACATCTTTGGAATTCAAAGAAAAAATGGCTTCATGTGAAAGATGAGATTCAGAACTTAATATCTCTAACTCTTTCTCCTAAAGCCGAACAACGTGAATCTGCAATGTTTCAGTTTTTCGGGGTGGGATTAGGAAAGAAACCAATCGCCCTGGAGCCACAGTATGGCGTGGAGGACTTCTGGTTTTCACATCATACTGATATAACAAAACCCACCACATTTCTTGGTAGACGTATAAGACCCAGTATTCTATTCATTGATGTATTGAGCAATGAACCATGCTCTGTAGTATTTTTTACAAGTGTTATTGCAAATAAGAGAACCCAGGCTCAATATAGAGTCAGTTCATTTAATGGGTTTTCGCTTTTTTTCAATAGTCCCATGGCTAGAGTATACAATAATAAGATGATAATGGATACTACTGAATTGTCTTCTCTGCATAATGGTGGAAACGCAGCAATAAATAGCAGTATTGTCACATTAACCACGGATGTCAATCGTCTCAGTGGATTTTTATATTATGATAAGGGTCGTGCATTTTATAAACTGGAGATAAATTCGGAAGAATTTGGCCAAGGATGGAAAGAACTACCTTATACTCACTTACAATTAACCCAGGAACCCTTTGCACCCATGATTTCCTTTGAAGTAGAACAGAATCCAGGAATATATGGTTGCGATTATCCATTATGTGATAAGCGTCTGAGTGGATTCAAAATGAAATGGGAAAATGAGGGATGGGGAGGGCCATCGTTGCAATATAGAGGTGAAAGTGTAGATCAAGTGCAATTCCCCTTACGCAAGAACTATATGAGTTTTCCAAGTAGTAAGTGCGCCATTAAATCCAAATTCTCCTTCCGTCTTTCTTCTTTCATGACACTTTCTATGCTTATAACAATGAGATCTTGCCCAAAAGCAGGGCAAAAAGCATTACCCTTAACACTCTGGGGTAAGGCAGGATCATCACCTACATTGATTGTGCAAGGAATTGGCGCTGCAGAAGCCACCGTAAATATTGGTTCCTTTGATGGATCTCTTCAGACGAAAGATGGGCCAATTATTCAATTAGGTGTTCCTACACTGATTGTTTTGCGAATTCTGAGAAAAAATGAAGCCGATATTTCTTCAATAAATTCAGTGCAAGTTGGAGCATCTGGAGTTATTGATCTACAAAGAAATTCGGATGTGAGAAAATATCTGAAACAATCAAGTCCTATTTCCCTTCCTGGGCTCACATCGATTGAACCAGCGTATTTCCGATTACAATCAGAAAATATGGCATTTGATTTATTCTGGATACACCTATTTGATTATAAATTAGAAGGTGATAACTTATACAGAGAAGCAAGGGCTGACTGGGGATATCTGAATTAATGGTATATTATCTTAGTAAATTAAATTGTGACTCAATGCCAAAATCATATTTATCATTTATACCCTTGTTACATGATAAATTTCTACCAGAGAAAACTAAGCTGTTATTTGCTCCAGACATTGAACGATCCACTTTTCTATCAAAACCATTAAGGGCATGTTTTTCTGTAAGGCGACTGGAACTAAGAGAACTTTCATTTACTGGATACAATGCTCGTTTATGATAAATTTTCCATGCCTTTTTCTTAGAAATGTCATCAAATGAATTATCCTGACTACCAACATTCAATGAATAATTTATTGCTCCAGTTTCATAATTACCCGGATTAATAATTTGATTATAAATCTGATTGCGTGAAATAGGTGTATTTGGTAAAATTGTCCCAGTAAATCCTTCACGACTACACAACGCTGCCTGTTCAACCAGATTATCTTTTAAACAATTTGAAGAGTCAGTTGGATATGCTAGTTCACCTTTTGAATCAATTGGAACTCCTCTTCCTCCTTTTTCCTTACACCATCCACATTTTTTATTAAATTGGGCCTCTCCAATTTGTCTACAAGTCTTAACTCCTTTTGTGCAATGATCTATATGATAACGTTTTTTTGCAGCATCTAAATTCCACATCCATTCCCCGGGAGTTTTTTCTTCACCTTGAATATCATCTTGCTTAATGATTGAACCAAATGCTCCTCTACCCTTTGTATAATCATTGGAATTATAAATCCATCCACATCTTTTAGGATCTTGTTTATTCACATTGTTAGCAAGCAATGTTAATTGATCAAATTGGTTTATGTTGGGCTTAGGTTTGCAAGCAGCTACCTTCCTTTCATAATCCTTTTCGGATTGTTTTAATAATCGTAAAGCCTCATCGGAAGATGAAACTATATCAGCCAGTTTTGTATTATTAATATCTCGATTATTTTGTGTTACAGCATTTATGTTTAATGACATTCTATTAAGATAATATATTATTTAGAATACTCAACAAAATCATTATGCAATACAGTATTTATTTATTAACAAAAATCGGTTGATACTGCATAATATAATTCATATTCTTCATTTATATGAGGTACTCCTGTTGATTTACCTTCAATATTTTTTACAAATTGGCCATGAGTTGCTTTATATTGCGTTGACCAGTTATTACCTATATACATACCTACTATAGATGCTATATCTTCATTCCATGCATTAATATATCCACATTTTTGTAATATAATTGAAGAATCTTTGGTCTTGTGTTTTAAGAGATAATTGAAAAACATAGTTTCTTGAGATATTCTTTCACCAATATTATTTTTCTTGGCAACTTCAATTGTAATTTCTGATACATTTTCACCGTTTGATTTATTGGGACTTAAGACCACCATCGCCCATGTTTCGTTTCTTTGACCTTCAGTCATCTTCATCCAATTATCCTTATTTGCAGTAAATATCCATTGGCCATCCTTGTATTCTGGTTTATTCATAATATATTGAGGGTTAGTATCTAAGAATCCTAATTTAAAATCTCCTAGTTTAGTGAATTTAAATCCACTTACACAAACGGTTTTAGCTTCAGATTCAGTTTCAGTGAGATTTTTAAAGCAGATACCATGGATTTTACAATTGGCTGGCTGATACCATGGATCAGGACAATATACTGTAAGTTCTCCATTATATCTTAATCCCTTACCCTTTAGAATTCTTGAACATGTCTCTTCCGTGTTATTTGGGTTAGAATTACATTGAATCCCATCTACCATAATAGTTATTTGATTATCTATACATCTAAGAACAAATGTTGATATTTTACCGATCCTCATTGAGTTCACTACAGGGCGTAATGCAAGCCCATTTGCTTTCATATGATCTATATGAACAGCAAACGTATCAATTCTTCCAGGTGGAAACCAAATTCCTGGTGCTCTATTACCATACGCATTCGCATCTGCGCCATTTGAAAAATGAATTATAGATGCCCAATCACCAACTATGCCTAAAGGCTCTATCATTAATGTAAGTTCAAAATTTCTGGACATTTTAAACCCACTTTGAATTATATTGCCTTTGTTACGAGGAAAATCATCCAGTTTTATTTTCTTACTTATGAGTTGAGTTGAACCACTTGGGCATGGTTCAGCAGGTTCATTACATAAAGGAGACACTTCAAACTTGCTATCGCATAATGTTTTTAACGTTTCACCAGTGCAAAATTCATTTGCATCAAGCCATTCTTCTCTTGTTAAAGTTCTTCCACTATCTATTCCTGAAGAAGCCATAATGGCCCTATTATAAATATAAGCGGCAATGTCAGTCAAATCTGCGTTTTTTCCTAGAACTCTTTTAGTCATTTCCATCAAATTATTAGATGAAGCTGTATCACCTGGATAAAATTTCCCTGAAGACGAACAACCATTTGAAATCCATATTCCCTGTAAACATTTTGCAGAATAGTTTCCTGGACCTGATCCATTAGTATAACAAGGATTACTTTGTAAAAATTCAGAGGAACTTCGTTTTGTTAAAAAAGGCGAAGTTTTACATACTTGCGCATCTTCTGACTCAACTCTTACAAAACTAAATGGAATCTGCACCGTCAGAACAATATTTTGTGGTAGTATATTTACAGGCTCCGTTAGTATTGTGTATTGTATTTTTTGGGTCTTACCTACGATTTTTGAAACAGCCTTTCCATTTACCTTTACAATTCCATTAACACTTGGTTGCCCACCATTATCTACAGACAAGTCTTTCAAATCATTAAAAAAATTACCATTATTATGCATTGTTTGACCTGTTAAATAACCTGCAATGTATGGAGGTGTCCTTGTATCAATAGGGGTAACAGTCATTTCAATTGTATTACCTTCTTCAACTTGTATATTAAAAGAATATGGATCGCCGCTACCTATACTTAATCGTATTTTATCCTCTTTTATTATGTTATTAACTCGCTGGATTATTTTTAGGTTACCAGATCCTACTAAATAAAAAGTTCCACTTCCACTAATAGAATCGCTATCAATATATGTGAATTCTCCAGTATTGTAGCATTGTGAGCAACCAGAATCATCTAATGTTTTGCTTTGCCTACATCTCATTATGTTCATTAATTTTTCGCACTCCTTTTTTGTTGTTACTAATTTACCTGCCGGGCAGAAACTTCGTCCAAATAATATTGCTTCTTTACCCAGACGTGTTTGTATAGCTTTCCCCCCAATATGGGGACGACCAATATTGTCTTTTCCACCTATATCTAAACATAATGCGCAATTTGCCTTTTTAAATTCTTCGGAATCAAAGGCACTACAGTCTGTTATAGTGGTAACCTTTTCACAAATTAGCGAATTAGCAAAAGGAAGTCCAGAATCAGATGCTTCTACACTCATATCTTGAGTTTCATCATGGATATGATGATCATTTCCCAGTAAAGGAGATAAATCATGACCTGCATGTCCAGTTTTAGCACATGCTGCAATGGCATGCCCGATGCCAGCTACATCACTTTCTAGATCAATAAATCCGTTTTTTGAATATTTATCCTGTAAGACTTTCAAAATAAAAAATAATATTACAATTAGTAAAACAATTCCAGGAATTAATAAACCCAATTGCATACTTTCTACTAAATTATAGATTATCTGGGCGAACTAAATTAGACGAATCATACTCACGGGTTATTACTCTAAAAATATATTGCGCTTGTTTACTTAAGTTAATAAGGCGACCCGGTATAATCTTAGTAACACCTGAAATTATTGCTGTAGAGACACTTGAATTATCTGCTGCATTTCCATAGGGTAAAATTGTAATAGCACCACTTCTAGGATCATTAAATTTACCCCTTACTATTAAATACTGGGAATAGCCTGCTGTATTGCAACCATCATCTAACACATATTGAACTGCAGTATTTGATATACCATTTGTTATCTGATTTGTTGTAATTCCAGTAAAAGTCTTAACACTAGCAGTAATAGTCCTCTTAAATGCAGTTCCTACAACAAGGAGTCCATCCGTAGTTTGAAGAAAATTTATTAAATCAGTTACAGCAGGTGTAGGCTGTGCAGAAGTTAAATTTTTTATTTGTATTCTGTCTCCAACATTAAACTGAAATCGATTAAACCATTGTTTACAATCAATCCATATATATTCACCAACATCATCTGAATATGCAGTTCCAGATAAATCTATATCTCCAGAAAAATATGCACGTATAGAATCATAGTGACTCAAGAATATTCCATTAATATCAAGTGTATCAGACCATGTATTTAATAGTTGACCATTTGGCCGCTGAAGTCTAATTGTCATCTTATTCAATGTTGAGAGGGGTGTAGGTGAAAAGATACGTTGGCATTTCATGTGTTTAGGAATTAAAGAGGTAAATCCAAGTGATTCGGTATTATCAGTCCAATTAGAATCACATTGTAAGATACCAAATGCGTTATCAACTGAATTACTTGTTCCAAAGGTATTCGTATCTAATTCTTCAACATTAATTGTCACAAATGGAAAACTATACACATTGGTCGTATAGGTGGAATCGTATTTCTGATCTCCGTAAATTGCAGGAGAACCAATTAAATTATTGTATTCAATTAATTTACTTAAATTCAATTGTGCAAGATTTGCAGCAGGTGGCGAGGCAACTGATACACCTGCATTTACACTTGTAATTGCTACTGCCTGTGCATTAACAAGTGCCTGAACATAATTAGGTGAATTAGTCGAATTCACCTTTCTTATCACAATATCTGTGGCCTCAATGGGAATCACGGCCTTAACAAATTCAATACGTATTATATTTTTTATACGATTCGCGGCTTTTGGCATAACATTTACACCAACCGGAGAATTGATTGAAAAGATATTTGTAGTAAAATTATATCTATTGTGCTCTATATTCGAAACAAATTCCCAATTGCGATCAGCACTATAAATACATAAATTATGCTCATGTTCCCTGTAAGACTGATTTGTTTCCCGTTTAATAATAATATCTTGTTGTAAAATATTTCTTGCTGGTGCAGAAGAATCCGGGCTCGCAATTGTAGGATTTACATCTGCCCTTCCAGATGCAACTAAATCCGTTGGTGTTAAATACAATTGTCTGGGGTCTGCTAATTCCCTTTCATCCTGCAAAAAGACTGGTTTCATCGCCGCATTTGTTCTCCGTTGATTTTGCTCATCAGCCTGAGAAGACATTTCCTGGTTACGCCGTTTCTTTGCCTCTTCAAAAAGTGTAAGTGCAGCCACAGAATCATCTTCCTTTATTATAATTGGTTGGATGTATTCAGGTGCAGATGGCCGTGGTAATTCAAGGCTTCTCTGACGTTCCTGTTGAATCTGATCAAATCTCTGCGAAGCTTCCTGAAACACCTGAGGTGTGGCCTTCTTTAGAGAATCTTCTCGCTGAATATACTCATTAAAATCAGACATTGTCGCAGAATATACTTCTCTGTTCAAGGCTTGCACATTCAAGGAATTATTTGCCTGAAATACTTCACTCATGTAGAATTCTAGGCCTCTTTCAAGACGTAAGGTCTGTGCCTCAGTTAGTCTGGAACCAAGGTTCTGAGAAATATTATTAGATAATGCTGTATATAACGCTCGCTCATTCTGCTCACCAAAAAAGACCTTTCTATTCTGCTGTAACTGTTGACTTCGCTGATCCATCTTGCTCTACTCATAAGATAAGAAGAGGATGGATGGAGAATGAGCGTAATGATTTATTCGTTCCTTGGAGAGAATAGCCACTTTCTTAAGAAAAGCATCTCATGATCCCTCGGAGCCTTACGACAAAATTTCCTGAAATTGTCGCCAGCTAGCATTCGTATTAAGAAATAAAGACAATACATACCACATTCAGTTTCACCGTATTGAAACCTTCTTGCATTATAACCCAGAGTCATATTTTTGTCTTGTAATGTAAGAGACCTCATAAACCTAGCGACTTGAGGCGGCGGTTTCATTCCATAGGAATCAAAGTAATATGCCTTATGAGCCGGAATATCTATAAAACTTGCCACCCAGTGACTACCGCCTTTATTACTTGGATCAAGATTAAATACAAATCCTAGTTTCGTTTTACCTTCACCAAGAAGATCCTTAAATTTCATCTTACAAATATCATCTTCTAAACATTTATTTTTAGCAGCAGCTTCTGGATTATATGGATCTGGTGCAGAAAAGTCAATAGGGCTAGATCCATAATACTTAAACTCCTTATATACTTCTTCATATTGCTTCATCACATTATCAATATTATTACTGTCTAACCACTTATCTGGATCAGAAATCCACTCGTCTGGCATAGTTGGCCTGAAATTTTCCTTTATTAGACTTGTTTTTTTTCCTGAATCGATTGGTGCCCTTTCTAACCAGCATCTTTCAGTCTTACATCTGGTTTTTTTTGTAAGCCATGAGCGCAATTCATTACCATGTAAATTTGTAGGAGCACCATATGCTACTGAAAGTTCGGAAAGTTCTGTATCAGTTAAACAATTACCATTATCACGTTGTGTTTTTGGATGACATACTTTAGGTCCTGGTTCAATAATACGATGTTTTCTTGTTTTCCTATGTGCCATTTACGGCTCTAATTAATTATAAGAAAAATTTAATAAGTATAGAAAGAATGGAAGATACATGTTTACCTGAAAGAAATAAAGTATTATATAATTTTCGTGTGTATTCAATTGTATTCCCAATATGTTTAGTAATACTATTTCTTGAAACAATATTCATTTTTGCCTCACTAAGTTCAGGAGATTCAACTAGTCTAGGAACTGCATTAACATTATCGGGACCTTTTCCTAAAATAATTACTCAACCTGCAAAAAATTAAAAATTCTAATAATATATTTATTAGAAGATGGAAGCAGCAAAAGCAACATTGGAATCAGCCGGTTTAAATAAACAAAATATATTCATGATTGTTCTTGCCATTATCGAAGTAACAGTTATTTGTATAATAGCATGGAAACTTACAGAATTAACAGGCTCAGCAGATAATAATAATGAATTAGTTAAAACAATAATACCAATAAGTTGTTTATTGGGATTATTAATTATGATTCATACTGTCCTCTGGTATATATATTTTCAAAACGACTCCTCTGGTATGAGTGTGTATTTCTTTATTTCAGGTGCTGTATCAATGATTTTTTCATTAATTGCTCTTTCTGTAAGTCTAACTCAAAGGAGTTGATATTTTATATAGATGTAAGGTTTTGTGTTGAATTCTTGAGCGCCCAGTCCAATTATTATTTTCAAGTAATTGGAGACACAGTCCGTGGATATTTATGAATGCACGAACTATCTCCCCCGGCTTTAATGAATTACTTGAAAATACAGACTGGCCATTTTCTGTGAAATAACTAAACGTTGTGGTATTTGAAGGTAAAAATAATGTTATTCTTTTCGAATTAATCCAGGGTTGGAAAATTATTTTTTTCACATCGCGAATCTCAATTTCATGGAACCATTTCGTATAATTAACCTCTAAGAAAGTTAATAATTTTTCTTGAATTTTTTCTAAAATTTGTAATTGATTCGTTTCTTCAGATTCCTCAAGGGTCACTTGATTCTTTTCAAGATGTATCTCTCTTACTTTCAAGGGGGGTAGTGAAATAATCAGATTCTTAAAACATGTTTTTCCTTCGGTATACTCTATTGGTAAGATTTTACGAAAGGAAAATGTCTTTATATCTTCTATTTTTATATTTTCAGGATTACATTTTGCTAATGGAATCGCAAACTCCATGTATCTATTATGATAGCAGCGTATCTTCTTAGGTCGCAGCATATACAATGTATTATTACCTAAATACATATATTTAGTTACTAATATATGGGCATTGTATGGCGTTGCCAGGATTATAAAATGTCTCTGAATGCCGTGCATAAGAGACTAGAACATATTTCAAAGCAACGTAATATTCCTTTAACGATCACTAAGAAACAATGGCATCTTGATACTCGTGTTTCTGATGAGCAGGCTCAATCTGAGGACTTGAGAAAAGATGGTCTGCCCTATGAAACATCCTTATTACATAATGGATTTTCTGTAGCAAGGATGAGTCTCCAAGATCGTCATTATATAAGATCAATCGTCGAATCACTCGGAGAAAATGCACACGTTTTAAATGGATATCGCATCCTCGTGCTTTATGAGGCCGACTTATTAAGCACCGAATCAGTCCTTCTTATTCAAAGAATTTTAGAAATGAGATCCGATTCTGATAACTTAAGCATCTGGATGACAGTTCGCGAAACAGTTCCGCAGAAATTAGAGGACTGGTTTCTTGATATTCCAATCCCACTTTCGTTCTCACCATGTCACCCATGGGCTCCTATTATTTGGGATTGGATACAAACTACCAGGAAAATAAAAGAACATAATATTAATCATATTGAATCGATTCGCAATACTATTTACGCCTTACTACAGAGAAATATACGCTGGTTCGACATTCACCAGATTCTACTAGAATTAGTTTTGGAAAATTACAGAGAATTTGGACCAGATCTAACAAGGAAATTATTAGAATGCCTGTCAAATTCACCTAATACTGGAGTTGGTTATACCTTAACTTCCTATAGAATTCCTATTGCATGGGAGACCCTATTTGTATCATTATATGATACATTAGTAGGCACATTAGACTAATTGAATGGAATGGATTATACTGGTAATTACATTCTGTATCCTCCTGTTAAAATATAATATGCAATATATGTCGCAAGTAAGTAGTATGGCTCCGGCGTTTTTAATAAAGCCATTTCTAGACATGGCCTCATCTATATGGGCTATGCCTGAGGAAAAATGGATTAATGATGCAGCCATAAAAGATGATATTGATTTTTTGTATAAAGAAGCCGAATCGGGTTCAATAATAGATAAAGTAAATTTCAGAAAACAAGTGATTGATATGTGGAAGGAGAAGAAGGTTGAATTGAAAGTCCGTGAATTGCCAGGTCGAACTCGTGTTGTTTTCTTAGGAACTGAAGATCAATGGCAGCGTATTCCATGGAGTCTATGGTCCAGAATTTTTCAGGCCTTTGATTTTCCAGTTGGTCGTATTTTATTCTACGCTCATCCATCTCAGCGTTTTTTTAATTCATCAAATACGCCTCTTTCTTCAGAAAATATAAATGGCGGTTACACGAATATTTGTTCCAAGGAACGCATTGTAATCTATAGATATGAAGAAGCAACACGTGTATTATTACATGAATTACTGCATTCTGCATGTTTTGATGAGGAAAAGGCAGTTGAAGATTTAGAAGCTCATACAGAAGCATGGACAGAGATTCTACTTTGCGCCATTTTATCAAAAGGTCAAGGAGGGGCATTTAACAGACTATGGAAACAGCAATGCCGATGGATTTATCATCAATGTAATGAGTTACGCCAAAGCGTTAATGGTCCTCAAGACTACGCATGGAGGTATATCACAGGTAAACGTGATGTTCTCAAGCGGCTAGGATTATTAGAAGATTGCAGAGAGCCATTAGATTCACATGTAATGTTGAGCCCGCGATTCACAACACCCGAGTGGCCCATTTAGGTTTTTTATTGATAATATATAGAAATGGATCAAAAACAAATTATACATTTTATAAGTCTTATTCTATTCATAGTCTGCGCGTATTATATAAAAAAATCCGAAGCATGTCCATGTCCGGATGCGGATGCTTCTAGGCGTAAGTATATTTTATATTTTTCTTATTTCTCAATTGCATATTTAACCCTGAGTTTATTACTAGGTAATTTATTTATTCAAGCGTGCGTATCTTTTCCAGTATTATTTATAATACCCATATTTAGTGTGATTGGTGGATTAGTATGGGCAATATTTACACTTCAACACGTGTATGCTATGAGAAAATGTAAATGCCCAGATTCAGTTGCTCAAGAAGTTACCTACGGATTTGCAATTATAAGAATAATTGCATGGATGGTTCTTACATTATTATTAGTATATATTGGGTCTCTATATATATCTTTTAATGACAAAGAGCGCAATAATTTTAAAAAGGCATTTATAAATGCATTCAATAAAAGACTACAAGGTAAAAATTGACCATTGTCTGATATTTATTAAGGCCATAAAATAGCAACCCATGGGTATTCGTAGAGTTTGGTCTACATTTAGAAAATTATTTAAAACAATTGAGCCCCTAGAATTAGAAAGAAATGTTAAAATCGGGATTGATATGTTTAGCCTTGTGTATACACATAGAACTTGCTTAGATGAACTATTAGAGATCTTGAAATCATGGACTCTAAAAGGTCATATATTAACATGCGTCTGGGATGGCACTGCCCCTCAGGATAAGCAGGAGATTATTAGACAACGTAAATCTTCTCGTGAATCGGCTATCGGAGCGAAAGTGGAACTTGAAAATTATCTAGAACAATTTGAACAACAATTGACGGTCTCTGATATACGTCACTTGAAAAACGCAATAACATCATTGTCATGGCAAGGATGGCATTTAACTGGTCCTTTTAAAAAACAAATTCAGGAGTCATTAGGGGATAAAGTTAAACATATCTATGCCACAGGCGAGGCTGATGACTTGTTATTGAAGATGGCCGATTCAAAAGAAATTGAGGTCATCTTATCACTAGATTCCGATTTATTTGCAATGGGCGGTGAGCAAATCTGGCGACTCTTGAGAATTCGTAAAGAATGGATTATAGAAGATATTCGTGTGGAAGATGTCTGTAATGTGTCAGGAATTAATATGAGCCTGTTACAAGATGCATGTTTTCTGGCAGGGTGGGATAGATGTCATATTTCTGGCAAATGCTACATGTCATTTGACATTGCGTTAAATAGAATTAAGTATTATGGATCATTACAGGCAATCTTGGATAAATTTCCAGTAGATGATAGTGAATTCGACGAAGCCCTTGGCCGCCTGAAAAGTATCAAAAAAGAATCAAGGGAGCGCTGGATACAAATTTTAAATTGCAGAAATAGATGAATCCGGTTCTCGTTTTTGATATGGATGAAACCCTTATTGAAAGTACTAAAACATATACTAAGGAAACTGATACATATAATATTAAAGAAATATTTTTTAATGAAAGACTTCTTGAAATTATAAGAAGGGCTAAATCATTAAAGGAAAAACGTAGAATTGATGCAATTCTTCTTTTAACAAATAATAAAAATATTAATTGTATTTATGAAGGGAAAGAAATGAAATTTTTAAATCTAGTTGATTTTATATATAGTGAAAGATATAAAGTTCCTACAGATACATTTTTAGGATTATTTGATAATATATATACTGCCGAAGCTAATAATGCTAAAGGGAGAATAACTCGTAATTATAATTTTGTCCCACAAGATGAAAGATTTAAATCTAGTGCTACTGCGTGGAGTGGCAATCTAAATGAGAAATTTAGATATAGAGAAAAAAAAGATATTAAAACTATTAAAAAAATGTTAGAAGAACTAAATATTTCTAAAGATGATTTACAAGACAGAATATATTTCTTTGATGATGAGGCTATACCCCATGCAATAAAAGAAGAATTAGAAGGCCAAAAAGGTGCTTACATTACAATAACCCCTCCATTTGGAAAAGGCGAAGATAAAACTGATCTTGAACCTATAGAACAGAAATTAAAAGAACTTGAAAGTCTTAAAGGTGGCACAAGAAGAAAGAAGAAAAAAAGAACGACACTTCGCAAGTAATTATGAACGCATTTTAACTCGTATTTTTTATGCTTTACTGAGCATAAAAAATGCGACCAGGCTGGGGGTTGAACCCAGGACTTTCCGGTTAACAGCCGAATGCTCTAACCAACTGAGCTACCCAGTCAAACGCTTTTTAGGAAAAAGCGTGCAAAAACGGCTTTTTTTGGAAAAAGCCTGTAAAAACGGCTTTTTTTCTAAAAGGCCTCGGGGGATTCAGGGAATCGAACCCTGGACTTCAAAGACCCAAACTTTGAATCATACCACTAGACCAAATCCCCAGGGTTTCTTTTTTTCTTTTTTCTTTTATTTATTTCCTTTTATTCTTTTATTCTTTTATCCTTTTATTTCCTTTCTTTTCTTTTAATTTACGCAGTGGGTGCCGCAGCCTTCAGGTAGTGGCGGTTGAGGTAGCGCTGCAGGTTGAAGTAGGTCAGCACGTCACCCTCTGCCACACCCAGCAGAGACTTCAGCTTGGCATCAGGCTTGATGGTGTGCTTCTCCTTCAGGTTGTGCTCCTTCACATACGTAGTCACAGCCTTGGTGATATTAGAGCGAGAATCCTTAGATCCAGAGGCGCGGCCAAGGAAGGAGCACAGCTCATTGGAAAGAGGAGTGGGAAGCTCGAAGATGGAAGGCTTGCGAGGCTTGGCCTCCTCACCCTCCACGGGCTTCTTCACGCGGCGGCGGCGCTTGTCGGCCTCCTTCTGAAGCTTGGCGACACGCTTGTCTACGCGCTTCAACTCTGCAACAAGGGCAGCAGCAGTCTCGCGAAGAGTATTTGCATGGGCGAGCATGGTCTTAACATCATCCTGAACAGAGCTCACGGAGCCATCGGCCTCAACGGGAGAAGCCTCCACAGTGGCAGACACAACGGGTGCAGGGGCAGGGGCTACAACGGTTGCAGAGACAGCAGGGGCTACAGAACTAGCAGGAGCGGCCTTCTTACTGGCCTTCTCCTGCTTAGGGGCAACAACAACGGGGGCAGAAACAACGGGGGCAGGAGTAGAAGGAGCAGCCTTCTTGGAAACAGGCTTCTGAGACTTAGGAGCAGAAGAGGCGTTCATTATACTGGGGGCCGTGGAAGTATTCATGGCGGGAATACGCATAGAAAGGGGGGTTACAAAATCAATTTTTGGACCACTTTTCATTTTTGCCGGGGAAAAAATTTTTTGTAGTAACTCGTCACACTATGACTCACTTTTTTAGAAGAGGCACTTAAAACATTTTTTATTTAATTTATTTTCTTTAATAATTTCCTTTTCTTGAAGCCTATTTTAAACTGCATTATTCCAGGTAAATAAAAAGTTTATTTTTGCCATCTGATTTTAACTTTCCGCCCTGTGAGCAGTGATGCAGAACTCTCCAAGTCAACTTTGTATAAACATAAAAAGCAAGAAATTTCCAAAGGAAAGATGTTCATACAAGGCGACAAATGGTAAATTTTGCTCACGGCATTATAAAAATCCAGTGTTATTTGAAAACCCTTTACCCAAGAAAAATATCAGTGCAATGGCTATAAAAATACAGAAATTCTGGAGATTCTGGAATGGTCTTAAACAGGCCAAGGAAAGAACACTTTCATATTCACTGAGATCTCTTTGCCATAATGATTCTGAATTAGCATCATTTGAACCTGTAAGCACGATTCCAAAAATATATTTTTTTGCAATAAAGGAGAACTCAAGATTTTGGGGATTTGATATCAGAACACTTGTTGTTCAATATGAAAACTCTGGAATCTTAGAAAATCCATATACAAAAGAATTATGTAAACCAGAGATAGTTGAGATATTCCGAAAACGCCTGGATAAACTAAAACGATGGAAACTGCCAATACATTTTGATGAAATTTCCGGCCTCAGTCAAAAACAAAGCTGGTCTCTAAGAGTCCTGGATATGTGTTTACGTCTTGATATGCTGGGATATAGAGTTGCAACGCACTGGTTCAATGATTTAACTATTGCCAGGCAAAAAACCTTATACTCGCACCTTTTCAATATATGGAATGATGATAATATAACGGATGAATTAAGAGAATCCATTGTTCCAGGATTTTCTGTAGGTGAGACTACTTTATTTAAATGGAGTATTCAGAAAATTTCAATGAAAACGGATATTGATAGTGTAAGGAGAACAAATCTGAATATTATGGAACGCTTGATTTCTTCTTCTAAAGAACAATCAAATAAAACGCTTGGTGCAATGTATAGTGTTATGGCACTATGCAATGTATCATATAAATGTAGCCTGGCTTATCCGTGGTTATTAGATTCTTAGATTCTTAGAATTAAACTGTAGCCCAAGATACTGAAGTATATGTTCCACTTATTGTGTTTCCATCAGTAATCGTAACGGTTGCACTGGGAGATTTTGTATTTGTTAGTAATGTAGCCGCAGACTGTGCTAACAGTCCTACTGCTACATATGGATCACTATTTGTGCCTGTTCTATTTATATTCAATGGAATACCAGGTTTCTCAATGATATGATAAACACGTATTGTTTCATCCAAACGGAGTAAGTAAATTCCAACACCCTTTGCCCATCTAAAATTTGTCAAATATCCATTAAATCCGTTCGCTAATGCTGTAAAACCAGCATTATATTTTCCTCCAATTGTAGCAATTGATTCTGTTCCAGATAGGTAATTGGTCGTGCTAACACTATTAGGTATACCTGCGCCCACAGGTATTTCAATCATTAGTTCTCCATTCAGGTATAAATAAACCCTTGAAGCATATCTCATTATTACAATATGATACCATTTATCTACTAATAACTCTGTGTATTGATGTGAACCTGAAGTAGAAACTTGTAACTGAATTGTATACTTGGTGTTCAATCCACCCGATGTCCCTGTGGAAATTAGATTACACATTAATTTATATGTATCTGCAATTGCAGGTGCACCAAGATAAAATAAAGTTTGAGTGCTTCCACCAGAACCAGATGGTTTAACAAAAAATTCAACAGTAAAATCATCTGGACCAGAAGTATTATTTGATGTTGTAAGGGGCCAGGTATATACAGTATCCTGTGACAATTGTAGAAATGAATTTCCATTAAAATACAATGAGGCAAGATTTTTAGGAAATATATATCTAGGAGGGGATAATAAGGGGTTAGATCTCTTAGTTTCCGTCCCTGAAGAACTATTAAACACCTGGGTCCAATATGCAGTTGTAAGACCGGCTGACGCAGGTGGACCTCTTGGGCCAGAGGGAAATGATACATTATTGTTATAAGAAGTCAGAATTGTATTGCAAGTGCTTTGATTCTGTAAGTAAATAAATTGTGGTGATTTAGAATAATCTGCATCTCCACAAATGCAAGCACCCCCTTTCTCATTTGCAATTGCCTCGTGCTGTGTTTGTCTTGTTAGAGAGGTATAACCATCTGTATAAGAATGATCTTGAGCGCAAGAACTTAAATCAATAATTGGATTTACAATAGGAGAACCTTTATAATATGGACTACTTGAAGTTTTAAAACGAGCAACTCCAGCAAATGATGCTCTCTGCATATTTTGCATAGTTAACAGGGAAGAATCAACGGTTTTTGCCCTGGCTACAAATTGATTCGCTGCTTCCATTATTAATCTAGTGCGTTGAGAAGAATCCATCTATATCTTTCTTATAATTTAACAACTTATGTAAAATATTTTTTGTGTGGGTCAAAAATTGATTTTGCGACACCACGATATGTAAGTATACCCGGAAATGAGTGTTCTACCTTCCCAGTTTGATGTGTCTAAGCTTGCATTTGGTGAGATTAAGTCTCTACAGAATAACTCCAAGGCTGTTACCATGACCTATGGAGGCAGCCCCCTTATTCTTCAACTGAGTAATGTTGATTTGCCTTATGGTCTGACTGCAGATGATAAGTTTGGCCCTGTGAAGTATTCTGTAAATCTGTCGCTTTCTGGCTACGATACGAAGCCTAAGATGAAGGAGGTATTTGAGATGCTAGAGGCAGTCGATGATCGTGTTACTTCCGAGTGTGTAGAGAAGAATTGGCTAAAGAAGCCTGGGATGACCCAGCAGATTCTGAAGCAGATGAAGCTCTTCAAGTCAACTGTGAAGTTTAGCGAGGATTCTAATACTGGAGCAAGAAAGCCCTATCCTCCTACTGTAAAGGTGTCTCTGAGGCAGCGTAATGGAAAGTTTGAGACCAACTTCTTCGACAAGGACAAGAAGGAGATCAAGGATGTTCCTATTGAGGATATCATTGTGAAGCGCATGTGCGTAAGTGCACTTATTGAGTGCACTGGTGTGTGGGTTTCTTCCGTGGGATGTGGGCTTTCCTGGAAGCTTTCCCAAATGAAGGTTGTTTCTCGCCCTGATTCTCTTCGCGGCTATGGATTCCAGGATGATGATGAGGATGCGGGTGAGAGTGCTCCACAGAAGTCCGCTGCTCCACAGAAGTCTTCTTTCGCAGCAGCATTTGACGATGAGGATGAGGAGGGTGGTGAGGAGGCTGCAATTAACGACGATGAGATAGTTGCTCCTGTAGCCCCACCACCTGCTGTGAATAAGGTAAAGGTTGTTCAAAAGAAGAAGATTGCCACGAGTAACCATTAAATACAAATGAAGGCCTAAACAATTGACAAATGATACAATTAAACAGGGGTGACCGAGTGGTTAAGGTGGGAGACTTAAGATCTCCTGCAGAAATGCGCGCGGGTTCAATTCCCGCCCCCTGTATAACAGTTTAGGCTCTGTTCAAAAGTCTCATTTAGATAAATAAAACGGCTTAGCAAAGAGGAATTGCGCTGGGCTCATAACTCAGAAGTCCCTAGATCGAAACTAGGAGCCGTTACTTGTGCGCTATTAATTCAGTGGTAGAATGCCAGATTTCCAATCTGTAAACTCGGGTTCGATTCCCGGATGGCGCAAAAGGTTTATGGGAGTTCCTAAAAACCCTTCTTTATCCGATGTGGTGTAACGGTTAGCATACGGCCCTTTCAAGGCTAAGATCCGGGTTCGATTCCCGGCATCGGAACACAGAGTTTGAAAGTTTCTCTAAAAAAAACTTTTTGTTATTAATGCAAATATATAAGCATATGTGGCTCTATCGTCCAAAGGTTAGGACATCAGACTTTGAATCTGGGAATCCGAGTTCGAATCTCGGTAGAGCCTTTCAAGGCTCAGGCCCTTTGGGTAGAGCCTTTCAAGGCTCAGGCCCTTTGGGTAGAGCCTTTCAAGGCTCAGGCCCTTTGGGTAGAGCCTTTGGGTAGAGCCTTCAGGTAACACCTTTTAGCCCGTGTAGCTCAGATGGTAGAGCATCTGCCTTGTAAGCAGAAGGTACTGGGGTCGATACCCAGCAGGGGCATTATTTTTTTCTGCATTTCGTAAATATAGAAAAGAATAACATAAAATGCGTCACCTTATACAGGCACATATGCATTATTTATAAATGTCCAAGTATTACCCAACGGATCACTCTGATATAAGAAACTTGTTCCAGTCTGAGGGCTTACAGTAGAAAATGTAGAGCCAATTACATTTTGAAATGCAGTCCCATTTGTAATATCATATGGAGAATTCTTTGTAGGGTCAATTCTGTTACCATCTGAATCTATGCGATTTCCGCTTGCATCTGTGCCAGAGGGATAATTGACACTTGCATTATTTGAATAACCAGGACTTGGAACAGATGAAATAACAGTAACTTCAACCCATTGTCTATTATTACCTTTTAGTTCTCGTATTAATCGAATTTGATATTTACCTTGTGCAAAATTACTGGTATCTGTATAATAATCTGAAAAATATACTATAATTACTATAACGCTAAAAAGAGTATCCTGAGTAAAATAACTAGAATAATATAAACTACTGCATATCCTATCATAATTTCCGAGAAGTATAGAAGGCAGAAAATCCTTAGAAATACTTGGTACGCGAGATGTAGAAGAACCAAAGGTCAAAGCGTTATTAGTATACCAAAAAATATTATTATTTCCACCATAATTTGTTCCGAAAAAATAAAAATCTCTAGATCCAGTGGGAATCTGTATAAATCCATCATCAATAATTCGCAAACCATTAAATGTGTATGGATTACCTGTTGATGGATCGGTTAGTGGGGTTCCACGTTCATTGATTATATAGTTTGCACTACCATCACGGCCACTAAAATCAACCTGTGATAGATTATATACTGCAAAAATAGTCGGATTTGCACCACTTTTTATACTCAATGGAAAATACGTATCATAAGTTAAATTAATCCTATTTCCTAAATCCACATTTACTAAAAATTCATAGTCAGTCCCACCCTTCTGGCGTTCAATGCGTATCGATTTACCCGATTCAAATTCTTGTTTCTTTAAAACGGAATTAATATACACTGTTTCGGCCCGATTACGTCTTGTTATTTCAGATCCATACATATCTATTGTAAGAATTACTAATATTTTTCTAATTGAAAAGTATTAGTAATACTGTGTAGAAATATAATAAAGAACCGGAGATTAAAAATTAACCTGATTACCCTGGGATAAACCATTAAACTGATAAGGATTTGGTAATGCATCAGTATTACATTTACATCCACCCTGTATACGATCTGTAACAATACCCAGAGATTGAGATGTTGGTTGTTCTTTCAGTATAGTACCACCTGCACTTACATAAGTATCATTGTTTGATTTCCACGCAGATAATGCCTTCTGTCTCTGTTTTATTGTAACTTGGGAAGCATCAAAGTTGGTTAATGTCATTCTACTTATGTAATCGGATATATATTGCATTCAAGGCTTGATGGTAAAGATTTTCCAGCCATATTTGCAGATTGATTTAATGGTGGACATACGGCAGGTGCCTGGTAACGTCTATATTGAGCAAATCTGTTCTCTGGAGAAATTGAATCGCTGCAAACTGAAATTTTCTGTTGTAGCCTTACTGAAGATGGCATTGCAACTTTCGGAAACTGATCAAATTCTGCCGGAGTTGGTAATCGGCGACAAGGGCTTGCTAAAAGAATCATTGATGGTTGAGATGCAGTTGCTGTAACCGCTGGTGTATTCGTTGAATCTGTAAGGCCGGGATTATTACAACAAGGGTCAGAATATGCAACAGAAAGTAACTTGGCTATTTTACAGTATTTAGAATTTTCTATTAATTGTTGTGTGTATCCAGAAGAAAGATTCGCCCCAAGAGACATCTATTTACTATAAGTAAGAAGATGAAGACACGTGATAAGATTATTGTAGCAGGTCTTATTTTCCTATTAATTATACTTCATAGGTATTTATTCCAGATGAAAGATGGTTTTTTTGATGTTAAATCTGAATATTCGAAACTTAAGGCTCGTTTGAGCAAGGAGTTGAAAGTTTACTGTGATGTTTCTTCAAAGATAAAAGAACAACTAAAACATTTATATGAGAACCCTCCGGACACCGACTCATCCGAGAAACCAGAAAAGGATTTCAAGACATTTTTAAATAAAAAGTATAAATCGATATATTTATGCGACGATGAAAATGCAAAAGAAAGACCAATGTGTTCAATACCAGGACCCAATAAAACAATGGAATATGTATCTTGTGATATTTATACGGAACTTCCTGAATGGTCAGAAGAAGATAATGTAGGGGTAGCGTTAAGCAAAATAACAAGTGATTTACCTGAGCGTATCTCCAGAGAAACAGAGTGGATTGATGTTACTGTAAAAAAATTAAAAGAAGCAGTTGAATCTTTTAAGAAATTAAAAGGAGAAGGGTTTGATGGAACTTGTTCTGCAGATGCTGCTAAACTTAGAAAAATGCTAGAAGAGGCAAAATCATGTTCAATACCAGATCCGGCAACTGAAATTACCAGGATTAATTCGCTATTAGATAATTCATCATTAAAGGCAGCATTAGCCAGACTAGAATCATTATTGCCAGAAATTTCAAAGTTAGAATCTGATTATAATAAAATAAAAGATGACATGGAAAAAGATGAACCTAAAAAATCATATCCCAGGTTTCAGGGAGGAGATAGATCTAAGGCGTTTATTTTTTCAATGCAGCAAAATCAGTAATAGAAATTTATAATTGTAATTATAATTATAATTAAGTCAGTATTTAACTAACATTGACTTAATTATTTTTAGACCATAAGGACCTCAAGTATTTTTCTTTAATTTTCTTGTTTTAGTTAATTTTATATTACTATTTAATGCCCCAATTGTTTTACTTGATTTCCGCGTTATTTTTTCGCGTTCGGACTTAATCCTTTCTGCCTTTGCCCTTAATAAACTAGCAAAACTAGTCTGATATCCAGAACATTCAAGGGAAAATGTAGGAAACATTTTTTTAGGTTTAAATGCATAATGTGTCATTAATTCCATATATTCATGTATCCAGCACATAAGTGACTGTCTAGACATTAAAAACGTTTCATCCCTGTAATATAATCCAATCATAAATGTAAGCAAAGTATCTAGAGAAGCGATTCGCAACTTTCTACCTTCCGTAATTGGTAAAGTAATTGTGGAATGACATGCTTCTTCTTGGACTATAATACAAATTATATAGGAATTTTTAGTAAGAATAATCATAGCTGGAAGCATCTGATGAAAACCATAATAATCACGTTGCTGAGAATTAGTTAATTTCATTAATTCTTCAGAATCTTTCTTTGCATCTGGGCTAAGAAATACCACTGGTGATTTTCCGCGTAATAAAAAATTAACAAGGCCTTTTTTATTCTTGGTATTATTATATTTTCGCATTGGCGAATAAATATAAAACAAATCAGGGCCCAAATATACATAATTATTTTTTATCATATAATTTATAAAAATTGATCTAGCACTAATCGATTCTTTTGATTCTACAATCGTAAGAAATTTATTAGAACATTTTGGCAAGGGATATGCATCACTTAATAAGTATAGCCGCTCAAAAACTTTTACCCATCGTTTCACTTGTCCACGCGGTCTTGAAAGTTCAATGAACATAAGCATTTTTAAAAACAATGGGTCTGCATAATGAATATTTCTTAAGACAGAGGAATTCTTAAAGATTATATTATAGAATTCAGGGTCCATTTGAGTAATATCCGCAATTGGTGTATAATTTACATAAATTTTTATTGTTCCATCATGAATCCCAACACGTTTAGAAATCTCCGTAAATCCAGCTTCTCTTAAATCTTCAATTAAAAGATCGCAATCAGTTTTTGCATCTGGTGTAAAAAAATCATAATCAGGTAATTCCTTTTCGCTATCATAGAATTGATATTTAGGAGGTAGATGAGCATTAATCGCCTGACCACCATAACATACTCTGCCGGATTTATGTAAAAATGATTCCACAATATGAATAGCCCGACGAAGTTCTTTATTCTGTGCCATGTCTACGTCAATTTGTAGCAAGGCCTCATCTATTATTTCCTGTAGACGTTTTTTTACTGATTCCATGAATCACCTTACTTATCCTTTAGATTTATAATATACAGTTTATACAGTTTTTTAAAAGATAATTACAATTATTTTTGCAAAGCGGTAGGTTTAATAGACCAACCTGCATATCTCCAAAAGGAAAGCGGATCATCTGGATTAGTAGCATCCCCTATATTTGGAGTAGAAGGTGGACTTTCTTTATTTAAACTAGGATCAAGTGTAATTAAATGCTTTTCGCTCTCTCCATAGCCAAGAACATCCAGAGGTATACATTGTATCCCACCCTCATTTAACAGTTTTCTAAGGTCTTCGTTTGTATAAGTTTTATCAACTGGACCAAGAGATATTGTAAATATTTCTGTAGTATCTTCTTTGACTCTTGCCTTTGACTCGTCACTTGATAAAGATGCTATATAATCATCTGAAAAACCAATTTGTGCATGTTTTGCTGCACTACTCCTGTCTGGTAATTGCGGCGTTGCTCCAATTTGCCTTGACTTATTATCTTGCCAAATTCTACAGTGTATCCACAAGTCTAAATTTGCATTCATTTGAGTGCTACTTCCAGTAATTTTAGATGTATCGTAATTGATAAGAATTATAAATTGTTTTTGAGCCTCTTTAATAGAAATATTTTTAAACAAATCTTGTTCAAACTTACGACGTTTATAATCCTTACTACCGATAGTTTGAAGAATATTCAAGTAAATATTTGCTTCATACATAGCCTTAGCAATTGCAGATAGAAATCTTTTCTCCTGACCTGGCCTAGATGGTATTCGCCTTAAATATAAAATAATTAATACTGGATCTGTCTTATTACTAAAAGCATTGCTATATAATGTTTCCATTCCTTCTTTTATCGATCCCTGATTGAGGGAACGCATAATTCCCAGTTCATCTCTATACATCAATAAAGGTTCACAAGGCCTTTTATCTAAGTAATCTATTTCAAAGACAAATGCCCTTGCTCCCAATTTAATTGCATGCAATATACCTTGTCTCGTATCAAACACGCTATTTGCAACAGAATTTCTACCTCCTAAATATCCAGATAAACGAACTGTCAATGGTCGCCAGTTTAATAGTTTCTTTTTATTGTCAGGAAGATCTTTCATATATACATTTGTTTGATCACTAGTTACCTGACCTATATCGCCTAAACTATCAATCGCTTTACTCAATTGATCTCTGCGTTTTTTAAGAACTCTTTGTGTATGAGAATATCTTGGTAAACTCGAATATTTCCAGTATAGAAAAAAATATATAATAATGAATGAACTGCTAAAACTAAAAAATACAATATCATATTTCTCCTTTCGTGATACAACAATTGCGAGAATAAATGAAATCAATATGAAAGTAAGAATTATATTAAAGCCAGTCTTACCAAGTGGCCCCCCCATTATCTATTCATCTACACTATTTAGAGTTTTCCTGAATCTATCTTACGTAGTATTAAACAACCGGGAATCTTTTTCGCTTTTTCTGCTTTACCGGATTTATAAAGTTGTGGATCTTCAGAATCCGCTATGATAAGTGCCTTCGTATCTGACTTTACCGAATCTGAAATTTTGTAACCCCTTTTTTCTAGGCTTTTCTGTAGAGTCTCATCACGAACTCCAGAAAATACAATGGATCCCTTATATATCATGGGTTCATCAGTAAATGTATGGCTAGTGCCAGAGCCTTCTGTGGCTCTCTTAGGATAAGAAATGAAACTCCAATCACCCTTGCGGAATTCTTCATATTTAGACCACACCTCTTGAAATTCTTTTAATGATTCTTCAGACCAGCCTTTAGGGACAGTAAGTTCAGATTTCCATCGTGTCACATCTGGTTCTACTGCCATGAGGCCCTCCAATCTTGTCTTACCAATCCCATCGGGCCTCAGAGGACTTGCAACAAACAGGTCAATCTCAGATGCATTCACCCAGCCATCCTTTTGAACCATCGTAAACAAGTTCGCCCCCTTCACTGGCCCAAGTAATTTCTTCAAGGATTCTTCAGATGCTTTCCTCAGAAGTGGAACATTCGTATATCCAGCTTCTACAACTGACTTCATTACTGCCGGGCCAACATTAGGCCAATTTAAATGCTTCACAATTTTCATAAATTGAGACACGTAAGTTGATGAATCGGCCGTTTTCTGCTTTATATTTACAGCAGTCTCTGCTGGACCATCCCACTCCCAGGTCCCATCTAGAGGATACGATACGGGAGCAGGGGTTTCAACTGATTCAATTAAGGGGATCACATCACCACCTTTTCTGATAATAACAGATGCACCTGGTCCGATTTTCCAATCAACTACACGTCGTGCATTTACACCTGTTACATACTGAATTGTGGAGCCTCCAATATGAACTGGTTCAATCTGAACCCTGGGCACTAGTTTTCCAGTGGCCGATGCATTCCATTCAACCATCAACACCTTACTAAGACGTGTCTCACCATTCGGCGGTTTCCATGCAATGGCATCCTTGGGATTTCCTTTTAAAACCCTAGCGAGTGGTGTATTTAACTTGATTACCAGTCCATCCATCTCATACTCAGAATCTGTTCTGCGAATCATAAGAAGACTTGATAGATTATTTGTATTTGTCAGATCAGTCATCATAACGCACCATGGTGTCCAGAGATTCCAGTATTCTAACCATGAGAACTGTTGCTGCACTGTTAATTCTTCTGCCATTCCAATTATCTCATAGCCCACGAAGCGAACCTTTGCTGATTCAATCGGATTAGGTGTCTTCAGATGGAATTGCCCGTTTACAATTGATCGCCCAAGTTTCCCCTGGGGTATCTGACTTTTAGGCATAATGAGTTCTCCGCGAATCCAGACCCCCTCAGGTATTCCATTTGGCCCAGGGGCTCTTGGACTCAATGATATATGCTTTAACCAACTGGAAACATCTAGGCCAGTATTATCATCTCCAGATAAATACAGATAGTTTGCTGAGGGATTCCACAGGCCAGATATACCATCTAGTTTCTCAGAAATAACAAAGGGGGTTGCCTTCACTCGAACTGCCTTAGTTACCCACTTCATTAATTCGTCGTGGACTTTTGCCTTGTCTAGAGAACCTAAGTAATAAGGCATTTGAACAGTCCTACCACTCGCTGATTCCGGAACATCCCTGACTTTCTTGAGGAATGGGTGTTCTGGATTTAATTTAGAAAGTTGTTCTAATGCGGCATCGTATTCATCATCTGTCATAAGAAGTGGCCGGCCATTTCTATATGCTTCATTTGCCTTTTTAAGTTTTTCAACAAGAGATTCCATATGAGTATATTTGTTAGTCGTTATTAAGGTGATTAAAACTTCAATTTTATTGTATTTATTTTATTTATTTTATTTATTCTTTTTATTTATTTTTTATTTATATTTTTATACTATTTTACAAGGAATGGATATAGAAAGGTAGCGAAAATGATAATTAGAACTGCAATATCTACCGATCTAATTATTTTCTTCTCCTTTTCTGGTAATTCATCGTATTGTTCCTGATAATCCTTTGGCTTGAATGGCTTTGAAAACCACGATAGTAATGTTGGTTTTAATCTATCTTTGCAATCATAAATCATATCATACCAGGCCAAAATTATATATGCGGAAGTTGCTAAAAGGAATGCCATTACAATAGAATGTGACGTAGTCTTAGGGTGTGGAAGCCAATAGACACAGAGTATTAATGCAGAAAAAACAAGGCATTTCTCGTTTAGAGCTAAATGTGTTCCAAATAGACCACCTCCCATATACTTATGAAGTGTAAAATAAATATATGATCTAAAATATTAAGAAGTAAACTAGTAGATGCTAGTATTCCTTGGAGATTCTATTTTTCAATGGTGGGATAGATTACACTTTGATAATTTCTTTTCAGTGTATGAACCACTAAATTTCGGAGTTGCAGGGTATACTACAAAAGATGTATTAAAATTCTTAAATTTATCAACTCTCTATACATTAAAACCAAAAATAATAGTAATCTTAATTGGAACAAACAATTCAGATCACAACTATACTACAGGAGAAACTGTTGAAGATATAAAACAAATTATTTCTTTAATCAAGGAAATTTCACCAGATTCTAAAATTGTTCTATTAGGTATTCTTCCCCGTGGTGAATCTTTGACTGATAGAAAACGGGTATTCAATGATATAGTTAATAAATCTCTAAAAGAGCAAGAATTTGATAAAAATGTCCACTATATAGATATTGGCTTTATTTTTTTGAAAGGGAAAGAAACAGTGTCAAAAGATTTAATGTATGACGGATTACACTTAACATCTGAGGGATATAAATTATTATCTGACATGCTTTCTAGTTTGCTGCCCATTATTCTTGCGCCTTAATTTTTTCTGTGTTATTCTTTTATTAAATATGTTTCCATAATTTCTAATAGGACTAAGACGATTCAAGGCGTTAGAATTTCCTTTTTTTAGAGCATTGTAAATGGGAAAATAATTTGTCTTATCTTTTTTTTCTTTAGTAAATGGCGGTATGATTTTTATTGAATTTACACCTATTTCTGAATCCATTAAATGCGGTTGATCATCAAAGAAAAAAACGCGTGCTGGATTCACTGGCACAGTTTCTCCTAAATATCCCATCATAACATTTACATCTTTTAAACTCTTTGTATGACTTGTTCTAGATGAATGATTAAGCATCATAATTGCATCAAAAAAATATTTTCCCTCTGGCATGTTAATGGAATCGGGATCAGTATTTCCTCTAGTCTTAAATTTACCAGTTGACTTACACTTACTAAGAAGAACTGAATCAACTGTTCTAACATATACAGGATCAGAATTATTCGTTAGTAGACAAATTGCCTTAATAAACTTATAGCGATTTCTCAGATCTGTTGCTCGTTTAAGAATATTAAGAATCTTTGGATTAAAAAATGGCGTAATTGTTTTTTTAAGAGTTTCAGTTTCACTTTGGTTTTGATTTAAAAAAGAGGTCCGTGAATCGATAATTGTATTGTCTAAGTCCAATACAATTATAATTGAATTTTCTGAAGGCCGCGTAAAGATTGGCAGTGGACCCCCTTCCATATCTATTTAAAACGAATAAATTTCAGTTGAGTTATTACAGACAGTCGGAATACTATCTAGTGCAGTAGCCTCTTCTGCACTTGCCTCTTCTGCACTAGGATCCTGTGCACTTGCATCCTGTGCAGTTGCATCCTGTGCACTTGCCTGACTGAATAACTCCAGGATAAAGCGATAGTCTGTCAAATCATTTTTTCCAGCCAAAAACCCCCTATTTATATATTCATAAAAATTAATTTCCAGATCTTCTGGTCCAATTACCTGTATATAGTTCCTCGGATATCCAGCATTGCACAATTCCTTCTTCATAAGATGTCTATCACAATCGTCAAACATAATAGTCCTCCTTGCCAGATCATCGTCTGGCTTATTCAACTTTAACAGAATATTCTTCACATCATTCAAACCCTTTGGAGGGTTAATTGAAGGTTGCTTACGCATTGGATCCTGTCTCATCATAGTGTAGTCAAATGCCGTGATATCAGGAATTCCAAGGTGTTTTGCTATATAATAGTTAACCCTATCTACATATTCTGTCAATGAGTTATTAGTAAGAAGAATTATAGCTGCAACTTTTCCCGTCTTTCTAAGAGCAACGGCCGGCCTCAGAATATTCTCAATAATCCTCATGTTAATGTTGCGCTGAATGAAGTCTTCAATGGTAGCCCAATTATTTGCTTTCTCCTTTAAAATGTCAGTTGAATCAATCAGTGTTTGATCTAAGTCAAAGACTAAAACTAATCCATTGCTCATCTTTGCTAATACACTATTTATTAGTTATTTTTTCAATTTTATCGCTGAATAAATGCCATGACCATTTCATCCATCAATCGCATTTTTTCATCTGAATTTGTAACTTTCTCCTGTTTTCCCTTTTTCACTGTTTTATTTCCTCCAACAATATCTTTTGGAATAACTGATGGAACCGATGGTTTCTTTAGAATTTCTTGGAAAAAACGAACTGATTGCTCAACAGCCCTAGACATAACAACCGGATCTTTAATCAATGCCTGTGTTGCAGGGATTTTCCATGTAGGGACTTCAGAAATAACCAGAATCATTAATGCCAGGCATTCCTGTTTCTGCTTCAAGGAGAGTCTCTCCTGCTTTCCCCTCCATAAATCTATGAGGCCCTGAAATTCCTCGTGCATTCTAATTAAATTCCGCCTGGCAAGATCCTTATATGCTTCTGCTAACACTGCTGCTACAAAATAACCGATTTCTGTCTTATCTGGTTTTACAGAACCATTTCCAGTTCTTCTCATAGTTGTCAGACTATATCCAGCCCCCTGAGCCCTTATTTTCTTATCTTCTTCAAAGAGCCACTTTAACCAAAAAAGAGCCTTTTCTATGTTGACTTCCTCACATGCCTGGAGAATCTGATTTGCAGCAATTCTCATAATACCCTGGTCGTGTTGAGAATTCCACACTTTCAATACTGCCTCAGATTCCTTGGCCACCGAATTTGACTGTAACCATGTCGTATCATGTGTATCATCCGGGACTTTCGGCCATATAATTTTACCCTTTCTGGGAAGTGTCTGAACTACTAAAATAATTTCAGATGCCTTTTGCTGAAATTCTGGATCACGATATAGAGCCTCCGTATCAAGCATATTAATACGTGCTTCCAGGGCTTTTGTTCTTTCCTGTAAATATATGAATATCCGGAGACTTGATAAATGAATATGCTGGAAAACAAATGACCATATTAGACGTATCCAGATTTCAAATGCTCCGCTACATAATAAATCTGCACTATAATGCAAGGCTCTTCCCGTCGCAGAAGGACCTGTCTGGGATAATACTTCTTGTAATGATTTAACACAGTCTCTTGCGTCATAACCAAATCTGGTTCTAACGGAAGGTTTTTCCTCTTTTGTTTTTGCGGATTTTTCTGGTTGCACGCCTGGAATTTTAACTTGCAATCTATCCATCTTTATATGTGTCTGAGAATATGGATTTCTGAAGTTGGCGTCCATGTCATAGGTAAACGCTCAATTGCAACTGTCTCAAAATTTGTTAATTTATAATCTGGAATTTTTGAAGAGAAAATGATTGATCCTCTCTGCATCTCATCATTTAGCCTTGTAAAAATAGCGTCATTTGTTTCCTTGTCATAACACATATTACTTAAAAATACCATTCTTGCATCCTTATACTTAAATGCAGGGTTCAAAAAGGACGTTTCATATAATTTCACCCTTGATCCAGCATTCGGAATAGATGTCCTTAACTTTAGAAGTGCCTGTTTTGCCAGCGATATACGTTCAGGGAGAACTTCAATGCCAATACAATGATCAAACAGTCCAGTTAAACTCATGAAGAGAATTGAACGCCCACGCCCAGATCCTAAATCATAGAATCGGCCGGGACCCGACCAGACCTGTTTTTCTGCATATTCTAACATATGCTTCAATGTAGGCCACTCAATTTCACCATATGTTAAATTATGTTGTCCTGCAGCAGTAGTCTTTGGCAAATCATTATAAAGGGGGGCCAAAATAGCAGTGATTGCATCGGCATTTATTTTCACAGAACCTTCTTTTCGTTTCTTGTCACGCCTTAATGTGCCTTTTGGTCTTATTCGACGCGTATGATCCATTTCTAATTATTTGCGGTTTGATCTGGATTGCTTTTTACCGCGCAATTTTCCCTTGTTTTTTCTTGTGCGTTTTCCTCCCCAGAATTTTTTCGAACATGGGCATGTCATTACTATTCTAAAATAAGTTGTTTTTAGTTTGCGGAGTTGGTAATTTAACACGCATCATCTTATATTCGTAGTAGCGAAATCCCTCAAATGACATCTTAATTGTATGACTCATTAATCTATATTCACCTAAAAATTCAATGCGTTTTTCTTTATCTTTATTGAAAATTTTAAATAAATATGGCGGGTTAATAGCTATATTAAAAATAACAAACTGCCTATCATATTGCTGGTTTCCAGCAGGATGCCCTGGCGATTTAAGAATTCCTGGGCCAACTATGTAGACAATTTGTCCATCTCGCTGTATGGATTCAAGGGAATCTTTATGATCCTGTATTACAATGCTCATCTTATATGTATAAGAATGAGTTTTTTAGATGCTAAAAATTGATTTTTTCAACTGAACCTCTTTTTTTATATGCCAGGACTTCAAATTCTATGGTCAGATCCAGAAAAAACTGCAATTCTAACAAAGGAAAATGGTAATCAGATTGAACTACACGTTGGATCCCTTATAAGTTATAAGGAGCGAAATGGTTTTGTAAAGATAACCGGATTTACTTCAAAAGACTCGGATAAAAGAGGACCAATTGGTGTAACTTATTTGCCATGGAGAGGTGAGAGATGGGCGAGCGAATTATTTACACTAAAAGGTAATCCCAGGCACTTAATTGCATTTCCTGTTGGCATGCGGCATTATGGCGAGCAGATTGACTGGAATTCTGTTGAACTTGCCGGCAAAGATGCGGAATTACAAATCCAAATGTTCCTGCTGAAGGTGTGAAATCAGATCTTTCGTTGCAGTCTCCCAGGTATATGTTAATACTTTCTCCTTTGCCTTTTGACCATGTTGTCCTCTTTTTTCTGAATTATTCAAATATGTATCCATCGCGAGACATACATCGTGGGGATCACATACATGTGCTTCTCCTCCTACGGGGCTGTAAACAGCGGGTAAGTAATATCTGAATGCCGGTTTTACTAATATACTATTTTCCTTGGAGCAATATTCTTTGTAACCTCCTAAATCAGGAACAATCTGAGGAATTCCCACTGCCATTTGCTCAAATGTGCAAAGCCCCCAACCCTCTCCTTCTGCCGTTGATATGCCAATATCGGCTACATTATACAAGAGATTAATATCTTCATCTCTGAAAGCCATATCTTGTGATGAAACCATAAGACGATTTCCATATTTCTCAATTGGTAGTCCGAGTTTTTTCAATTCGCGAATATATAGTTCAAATAGCGGCCAGCCCCCCTTCTCACCCTTATCACAAATGCACAAAAGCACAACGTTTTTTTCCGGATTTTTCCCGAGAAGTTCTGCAAACGCCATGATCATTATATCATAGCGTTTTCGTGGCTGGTTTCTATTGAGACTCATGATGACAAATGTATCATCTGGAAGTTTAAGAGATTTACGTGCCATTTCTCTTGGAACTGAGAAGAACAGTTTTGGATCAATTCCGTGACCTAGGACTGAAAGAGGACGAGTTATCCCTTGTTCCTTCAATTGCTTCTTCCAGAATTGAGTAAATGTGAAAACACGATCTGAATCACGATTTAAAATATCAATCATGATTTGATTCTGATTTGTATATACCTGATCACAGTAAATCCAAACCTTGAATGGCCTCGGCGTTGCCGTTTTTCTTATTTCTTCAAGAAAATGCGTTACTACTGCCATATCATTATAAATCATAATGACATGGGGATTCTTCTTTTTAACTACCTCTAGAAATCCTTGATATCCGAAACCTTGCTGAATGGGTTTCTCAAGAGAAACTGCATCTATTACTTCTACATTAGGGGGGTAGGGGCGGAATTCTGGAGAGACTTGAGGATGCCGCTGGAATCCGAAATGATACAAATCTAAAAATGGACACTTTGCCAATTCTTTCAAAATTCCATATGATACCTTGGAATATCCGGTATATTGTTGGGCGTGAGTGCTAACTAACATGAAACGGAGTTTCTGAGTTGGCGATGCAGTTGCAATTGTATTTATATTTTGAGCAATTTGCGTAAGAGATTTAACAGTCGTTGATGGCGATGTAAGAACCTCGTCAATTGGCCTCAGATAGGAAGGTAACATTACTATCTAAGATTATAGAAGACAAGTTTAAATGATCCTTTTGGGCCTTTAGGCTTTGGGCCTTTGGGTTATCTTCCTGATAACTCACTCTAAGTGGGTTATCTCAAATACCAATATACTCTCGCGTTGATTGAAATCTACAGGTCGATTGAATTCATCGCGAAAACTTATATCCAGCGTCATAATACGAGCAATAGGCGCAGGACTGGATTCAAAAAGGGAATGATCAATATCCTTATTCAAAAGTAAATAATTCTCAGAACCAGGAGCAAGATAGAAGATATGAAAACAATCCTGTCTACCATTGCCCAATTCCATCCGCGACAGATTTTTTCCATCAGATTCTATATGCAAAAAAATAGTCTTTAAGAAATTATCAATATCAACGGGCAAAATACTCGTTATGCTACCACTTGCATTACTTGTATAATCCTGTAGCCCAAATCCTAGGAGTCTCGCAGGAGTATTAATAGACAAAATAGCCAGTGTATTAAAGTCTATATCGTCATGTTGAATTCCAGAATAGAATAAAAAACTATAAGGAACCACATTCGTGCTTGTAAACTGAACACGTCTTGTATTGGGATTAAGTATAACAGTATAAGTATTTTTTTTTCCAGGTATTGCATTTAAGCGGGCTTGAATTTCAGTGACTATAGTGGCCTCTGTATAAAACCCTGGTGTTAAAGTAATGGTAAATATTTTTGTGCCCTCTTTAAAACTAAATGAATTCCAGCCTGTATTTACGTTGTAAATATAACTAGGAATACAGCCATTAATGAGTTCTATAGATAAGACATTCGTCAATGGCCGGCGTAATTCATAGCGAAATTTATTTGAATTTGCATAATTTATAAGATCACGATCACGACTATTCACTACAATCGTTGTGCGTCGGACGGCTCTCTTAATCTTTGTTTGGTCTTTTATAAGAACGTGTTGTCCTGAACTCATTGGAACATTAGGATCAGTATTATTTTGCAGAGCCACAAATTCAGACATCTAATTAAAGGCTCTATTGGATTTTATAGAGTCTAGACACATCTAACCTATTAAAAACAATCAACTTGTATAGCTACATCTGAAAGATCTGCGCTATCAGTTGTCATATATACAATAAGGCTATCACCTGCATTAAAATTTACAGAACCATTATAAAAAGACTTAGTTAATTCTGTTCCAGTTAGAGTTAAGGTAAATATAGTAGTGTATGCGGTAGGTGATGTAGGATCACTAACATTAGTAGGAACATTTTTGCATAATGTAAATGTAGCAGTATGAGCAGTGGGTGTGCCACCAGGTGCAGCGCCTACCTTAACCATCATTCCAGAAACAATAAGAGGCTGTTGAACACGATAAGAAAATCTAGGATATAGCGTTGGATATCTTGTAGCACCGGAATTACTAAATTGAATCACATTAGGTATTAAATATCCAGTCGTTGTATTTGTAATTTGCCCTAATCCCCCAAACAACAAGGTTGTCGGATAAATAAATGGTGAGAATGGTGCTTCTCCTGCTGTCTTTGTCACTAAATCAGTTCCAGGACCAATCTGAATTCCAGGACTTGCCAGGTATGTTGGATTTGATAATGATGCTGGAGTTGTTTGTAAGATATCAGATGCAGTATATGTCTGAATGCCAGTTTTTAATACACATCCAACTGTGGTTGTCCTCAATTGAATGGACCCATTGCCACTAGGATCCGCAGTTTCTACACCCACATATGAACCAGCGAATGCACTATTGGTCGGAGGTGCGGCCACATATATATTTACATCGCGCACAGTGACAGTAGTTGAACCTGTAACTAAGATACCCCTCTTTTTACCAGAACCATTTGATTTCACATTAATGGTGGAGCCCTTAATAGCATTGAATGAGAATGAATTTACAGTTAAGCCACCAGTGCCATTAAATAAAACACCTGCTACAATGGTTCCAGAACCACCATTATGCACTGCTGCAGAATTATCCACAGTTGTAACAGTAGTTCTTAGCTTTGCCGTTGCAGCAGTGGTTCCAGGAAATAAGATCCCAGTTAAATTATAATGATCAGTTGATGTAAGATTAAATGTCATATCTTCAACGCGAGTATTTTCACCCATAGTTAAGAGTGTTGCATCGCTACTCACAGTTATCTTAAGTGTAACAGTTTGAGTATTCAGGCCACGGAGGCAAATACCCCTGGGTAAAGTAATTCCAGAAGATAATGTGTAGATTCCTGGCATTACCCAAATTGTATAGTTGTAATTCCCACTTGCATCCAAAGTTCCAGAACCATTAATATATGTAATGGCAGCTCCAACTGTCAAAAACGGTAGCCCACCAATTGCCGCAGTTGAATCATTACCATTTACTGAATCTACACGGAGCACATTTCCAAAGCCGGCTGCAGATGCACCAGTGAAACCAGTAAACCCAGTTGCCCCTGTAGGTCCAAGCGCTGGATTTGCAGCGAGGGTTGTATGTAAATGACTCACAGTTCCTCCTCTAAAATCTACTACTATAGAGGCAGCGGCTTGAAATACTGCATATATTTTTAATATTAAACGATCAGATAAATTACTTAATGTTCCATCTGGAACATAGAAATTATATGGAATCATATTATTTGTTTGGAATACTTGAACTGCATTTGTAGGCCCTCCTTGCCAGATTACATTATTTCCAGAAGAATCTCCACTTGGTGTAAAATAGTCTCCTATATTTCCAGAGGAATCTACTGCATAAAGGGACGCATAATACGATACGCTCGTATCATCGCTAGCATTAGTAAATAAATTAACTTGCCATAATCCTCCAATTATCTGTGTGCTTGTTAATGAGGCACTTGGAGTAATAAAAGAACCAATTAATAAATCGTCTGATTCACTGCCCAGAATTGTAATAGTAGTTAAGGCACCAGTATTAACAACAGTAGACATTGTTCCACCAGTGTCACCATCGCCACCAGTGGCTCCTGTAAAGCCAGAAGAATCCAAAAAGAGAATTTGACCAGTTGAAATCCCTGGTATACCAATTTGCCCTGTTGCTCCCGTTACACCTGTGAATCCTGTATAGCCGGTTTTACCTGTGAATCCTGTTGCTCCCATTACGCCAGTGGCCCCTGTTACACCTGTTGCCCCTGTATCTCCTGTTGCCCCTGTATCTCCTGTTGATCCTGTTGATCCTGTATCACCTGTATCTCCAATTGGTCCTGTTGATCCTGTATCACCTGTATCTCCAATTGGTCCTGTTGATCCTGTATCACCTGTATCTCCTGTAGGTCCCTTAATATTCAATTCTAAATTCCAGCCAATTTCCTGATATTCTCCTATATAAATATTTCCATTAATTGCAGATGCTGCTAATATACTTGAATCAGAAGACATTTGAATTGATGACCAGTTTCTTTTTGAATAATTTATTTTCTTATTCCATGTTACTCCAGAATCTACACTGGTATATATATAACCAGGGCTGGTACATGCCGCTAATTTAGTTCCATCAGATGAGATTGCAATTGATGTCCAGGATTGAGTACCAGAAGTATCGGCTGTTTGTGTCCATGATACTCCATAATCTACACCTATATAAATATAACCAGGGTTTGCACATGCCGCTACTGTAAATGCATCAGATCTCAATGCAATTGATGACCATGATTGAGTTCCAGAAGCATCCGCGGTTTGTGTCCATGTTACTCCAGAATCGTTAGTAATATATATATAATCATTAGTTGCACACGCAGCTATAAAATTTGTTCCACTCTGGAACATCGCAATTGATGTCCAGTTTTTAGTTCCAGAAGCATCCGCAGTTTGTGTCCATGTTACTCCAGAATCATTACTAATATATATATAATCATTGGTTGCACATGCCGCTAACGTATTTTGATCATAAGATGTAATTGCAATTGATGTCCACTGTTTAGTGCCAGAAGCATCCGCCATTTGTGTCCATGTTACTCCAGAATCTACACTGGTATATATATAACCAGGGTTGGCACATGCCGCTAATTTAGTTACATCATTTATTTCATCATATAACAATGCAATTGATGTCCATGGTTGAGTCCCAGACGCATCTGCCCTTTGTGTCCATGTTTCCCCAGAATCTACACTGGTATATATATAACCAGGGTTTGCACATGCCGCTAATTTAGTTCCATCAGGTGTCATTGCAATTGATGACCATGGTTGAGTCCCAGAAGAATCGGCAAAGGGATATAATAAAGTTATATCTGAAGAAGAAATTTTAGAATATACATCAGCAGTTGTAGTGTCGATATATGTGTCATGTAATGAACCAGTTAAATAAGGGGGTATGGATGAACCATATAAAATTTGTGACCCTGTTGCCCCTGTTGCCCCTGTATCTCCTGTTGCCCCTGTATCTCCTGTTGCCCCTTTATCTCCTTGTAAGTTTGTAGTTAAGACCCAAGCAGACACTGGATTTACATTTATTTTTCTAATATATAATCCATTTTCCAATAAATATATATTTCCACTCGGATCAATTATAATTCTATATACGGGAGAAAATTCAGATGCATTTTTAGAACTACTTACTGCTCCTATATTTCCGTTACCTGCAATTGTATCTACATTTCCCGATGGATCAATAAAACGAATATAACCATTCTCTCTATCAGCAATATAAAGATTGTCACTAGAATCTATTCCAATTGAATAAATATTATTAAATCTAGCAGAATCTCCCTGAGCATCTATATATCCAGATTGATCACTTGGATCTCCTGCAAAATTTGTTATAATTCCAGATGAATCTACTTGTTTAATTGAATTTGGATGAGCATAATATACAATTCCACTTGAATTTACCGTAAAAGTATTTCCACTTGTACTTATAGAAGTTGCTAATGTAGTTACATTTGCCGATGGATCTATTTTTCGTATCGCTATATTTCCAGAATCATAAACAAAAATATTTCCACTGGAATCTATTCCAATACCAGATGGTCCATTAAATCTAGCAGAGGTTCCCTGACCATCTGCATCTCCAGAATTTCCACTTGGATCTCCTGCTAAAGTACTTACAAATCCTGATGGATCTATTTGTCGTATTGCATTATTTCCATAATCACTGATAAAAATATTTCCACTAGGATCAATTGCAATACCATTTGGATTAAAAAATCTAGCAGAGGTTCCCTGGCCATCTAAAAAACCTGAATTTCCACTTGGATCTCCTGCAATTACATTTAAAATTCCAGATGAATCTATTTTAATAATATTATTACCAGATGAATATATACCATAAATATTTCCACTTAAATCCATTGTAAAATTTTCAAATATAAAATCTATAGGTTCGTATAACAAACTTACTCCTTCAGCCACATTCGGAGAAAATGTGTATAACTTATTTGTCTGTGTATTCAAAAACATATTACCGATGATTCCAGGTCTAAAAGGACCTTCTGAATCAGATGCTATTTGCGTTCCAGGAACACCTGTTTCACCAGTTGCTCCTGTGGCCCCTGTGGCTCCTGTGGTTCCTGTGGCACCTGTGGCCCCTGTGGCACCTGTGGTTCCTGTGGCACCTGTGACTCCTGTTTCCCCAGTTGCCCCTGTTTCCCCAGTTGCCCCTGTTTCCCCAGTTGCCCCTGTTTCCCCAATTGGTCCTGTTGATCCTGTATCTCCTATGGCCCCTTGCGCCCCTTGGGTGCCCTCTGCTCCCTGCACCCCTTGGGTGCCCTGAGCCCCTTGCGCCCCTTGGGTGCCTTGTGCTCCCTGCGCCCCTTGGGTGCCTTGTGTTCCCTGAGTCCCTTGCGCCCCTTGGGTGCCCTGTGCTCCCTGAGTCCCTTGCGCCCCTTGGGTGCCCTGTGCTCCCTGGCCTCCTTCTGCACCTTGTGCTCCCTGTGCTCCCTGCGTCCCTTGGCTGCCCTGTGCTCCCTGATCTCCTTCTGCACCTTGTGCTCCCTGAGTCCCTTCCGCCCCTTGGGTGCCCTGTGCTCCCTGCGCCCCTTGGGTGCCCTGTGCTCCCTGTGCTCCTTGCACCCCTTGGGTGCCCTGTGCTCCCTGACCTCCTTGTGCCCCTTGGGTGCCCTGTGCTCCCTGTGCTCCCTGTGCTCCCTGTGCTCCCTGTGCTCCCTGAGTCCCTTGCGCCCCTTGGGTGCCCTGTGCTCCCTGAGTCCCTTGCGCCCCTTGGGTGCCCTGTGCTCCCTGAGTCCCTTGCGCCCCTTGGGTGCCCTGTGCTCCCTGTGCTCCTTGCGCCCCTTGGGTGCCATGTGCTCCCTGTGCTCCCTGAGTCCCTTGCGCCCCTTGGGTGCCCTGTGCTCCCTGTGCACCTTCTGCACCTTGTGCCCCCTGTGCTCCCTGTGCTCCCTGTGCTCCCTGTGCTCCCTGTGCTCCCTGTGCTCCCTGTGCTCCCTGTGCTCCCTGTGCTCCCTGTGCTCCCTGTGCTCCCTGTGCTCCCTGTGCTCCCTGAGTCCCTTGCGCCCCTTGGGTGCCCTGTGCTCCCTGTGCACCTTCTGCACCTTGTGCCCCCTGTGCTCCCTGTGCTCCCTGTACTCCCTGTGCTCCCTGTGCTCCCTGTGCTCCCTGTGCTCCCTGTGCTCCC